TTACTTGCATAAATCAGAGTAACGGCGTTTTGGCGCGGAGGGCTCGACGACGGCCTTGGTCCACTCGAACGGTGTTGCGGTTTGTTGGTACGCTTTCACGAATCGATCGATGGCCTCCCGCAGTTGCCGCACCGCAGTGCAACTCAGGTTCTGGAGTGCCTGACGGCTCAGGATGCTGAACCACACTTCCACCATGTTCAGCCAGGAGGAATAGGTTGGCACGAAGTGGAAGCACACATTGGGGTGGCGCGCCAGCCAGCGATCCTGCTTGGGTTTGTGGGTATTCAGATTGTCCAGGATGACGTGCAGCGGCGCGCCGGGATGTGCGGCCACCACGTCGTTCATAAAATCGAGGAACTCCCTGCGACGGCGGCGCGGATAGTGGCCGACCTGGACTTGGCCGGTGGCCACCTCCAAAGCGGCAAACAATGTGCTCGTCCCGTGCCGCTTGTAGCAGTGGCTGAACCCGTTCAACGCCTTCCCATTCGGCAACCTCAACCAACCCTGCGCTCTTTCCAGCACCTGGATGTGCGGTTTTTCGTCGACGCACAGCACCACCGCATCCTCGGGAGGGCTCAGATACAGGCCGACCACATCGGCCGCCTTGGGTCCGAACTCGGGATCGGTCGAGATGCACCAACTGCGCCGACGTTGCAGTTGGATCTTATGCTTGCGCAATACGCGCCAGACCTGGTCATCACTGACATCACCCAGTGCCGCCGCTAATAACCGTCCATTCCACTGGCCGTAGCCCGCCGGCGGATCGTCATCCAACAGAGCGAGAATCCGCTTCTCGGTCTGCTGGGTGTAGGTCCCGGGCTTACCCGTCCTGCGGGCGTCCTCCAGCCCCGCCAGACGTTGCTGACCAAACCGCTGTCTCCACTTCGAAACCCGCGCCAAGCGCATCTTCAGGCGCCGCGCAATCTCTCGTGCCGAAAGACCATCGGCCGCCAACAGGATCACTCGGGAGCGCTCCACTAAGCGGTGTTCGCCTGCGCTGGACCGAGACCACGCCATCAAGGTCTCCCGCTCTTCCTCAGTGAGAACGACTAGCAATGCCGATTGAGGCATGGCTCATTCTGCACTGCTACGTTAATTATTGCAAGTAAATACTAGGGCGGCTTTTGCGTCTGCGATGGAATGCGGCGCTACTTCGCCGGCGCAGTGAACGTGGTCCCGTCGTACGTCCATCCGACCGCAGGCATCGGATTGAGTGTATCGATGCGGATGGCGCCCGGGTACTGGGCCAGGACCTTCGACGCCAAACCCGTCACGACCTGGGTCACGACACCACTGGTCACGATCGCAAACGTCTGTGGAGCCGTCCAGGTCGTGCCGTCATAACCCCAGCCAATGCCCGGCTGTGGCGTGATGGTGTCGATCCTGGGCGACCCAGGATAGTTCGCATCGACAAACGGCTGGCTGGCGACGATCGTGTTCACGACCACGCCGTTCTGAATGACCGCATAGACCATCTCCGAGGATGCGGACAGCGTGCATGTTGTCGCACAAAGCAAAAACAAACTGAGAAAGAAGTGTTTCATGTTTCCTGCGCTACTCCCACCACGTGACAATCACCACGCCCGAGCCGCCGGCGCCGCCGGTGTAGCTCGCGCCCGATGCGCCGCCTCCGCCGCCGCCAGTGTTTGCGCCAGCGGCCGTCCCGTTGGCGTTCCAGTCCGCGCCCGCGCCGGCGCCGCAAGCGCCATGCCCACCGCCATTCGCATAGTCAGTGCCTTCTCCACTACCACCGCCGCCACCGTAGCCCAACAGGCACGGGCCGCCGTTGCCTGAACGGCCGCCAACCGTGCCGTAAGTAAACGCGGGAGTTCCGGCGCCATTGGAACCCGGGCCGCCGGGGATGACTTGAAATGTTGAACTGCTGGTAGAAGCGCTTACTCCAGCCACACCGCCGCTGGCAGTAATGTACGATCCGAACGTAGTCGTCCCGCCGACGGCTTGAGCAGCACCTCCAGCGCCGATGGTCACCGTAGTTGCACCGGAAATCTGAGCCATCAGGTGCACTACCTTGCCGCCGCCACCACCCATGCCCGCATGAGATGAATCGCTACTGCCGCCGCCGCCACCACCACCGACGGCGATCACATCCACCCACCCGCCCAGGGCCATGAGGTTGGCGGAAGGTGTGAAGGTTCCACTGGAGACGAAGACGGCCTGCTTCCGCGTGGCCTTGCCGCCGAAAAGTGCAGTCAAGGAACTCTGCCCAAATGTCAATCCGGCAGAAAGTGCGACCGCCAAGAGGTATCTGACTGTTTTCATTCTGTGCACCCCGCTCACTCGAACCAAGTCACAATCACAATGCCGGAACCGCCAGAACCACCGCCAGCGCCTCCGCCACCCGTGTTAGCCGCAGCGTTGGCTGACGTGGCGCCTCCCGCGCCACAAGAACCATAGGAATAATTGCCGCCGCCATAATACGCGCCACCGCCACCGCCATACCCAAGAAGGCATGGTCCACCGCCTCCACCTGGCGGATAGCTGTAGGAGACATCGCTGGCGCCGCACAGGCGGCCTCCGCCCGCTCCATCCCCGCCGCAATAATACGAACTAACTGGCGCCGCTCCGCCCGACGCAGTAGCGAGCGATCCAAACGTAGTCGTTCCGCCAGCAGCGCCGGCAACACCTCCCGCGCCAATGGTCACCGTCACCGCACCTGAAATTTGGACGACCCGATCGAGCACGGAACCGCCATTGCCGCCGCATGTTGAGCCGTTGCAGCCTCCACCACCACCGCCAACGGCAATGACCTCAGCCCACCCACCGAGGTTCAGCAAATTGGTGGACGGGGTGAACGTCCCGCTGGTAGTGAATACCTGCTGCTTTTGAACCGCCTTGTTGTTATAGAGCCCGGACAGCGAGGTCTGGGCGAGAAGCGCGCCACACGCACACAACAGAATCAAGAATAGTTTGACTGCCTTCTTCATCACATAATCCTCCAGTCTGTAGACATGCACACCAGCGTGAGGCCGGTGTTGGGCACGTCGATCGTTAAACCTGTAGAGTTGCCCATCACCGTCTGGCTGGCAGCCGGCGCAATCAGGAATGTCCCGCTGGACAGCCCGTTCAGCACATAGACAGAATTGCCCGTGCTGCACGTGGGCAGCGTCAGCGTGATGCTGGCCGCCGTCACGTAGTAGCCCGCGCCGGCCGCCGCGCTGGTGCTGGTCGAGATCGTGGACCATGATGTCGCGCCGCCAGAGTCGGCTACGCACGACGGCGCGCCGCTCGTGCTGATGCTGGCAATGTGGCTTCCGGCTGAGCAGGTGAAGCTCTCCACGCCGCCGAGCGTTGAGGCCGTGGGGGCGGGCAACTGGCTCGATGACACCGCCGTGCTGGTAGTCATCAGGGTCGCGCTGGAAGGGATCGGCGTGCCGTTGACCGATATAGCGGTCGCTGCGCCGAGCGAAGGAGCTGTGAGCGCCGGAGAGGTTGCCAGCACAACTGGTCCGCTGCCCGTGGTCCCATTGGACAGGTGGGAGGCGGCGAAGGGAGCGCCGCTGACCAGATACTGCGTCGATGTATTGATAGCGCCTACAACGTCAAGCGGATAAGATGGGCTCGCCGTGCCGATTCCGACATTACCCGAATAATCAACGGTGAGGCGATCAACACCATTTGTGCTGAGACCTAGCGACCCATTAGTTGTTCCGCCTCCACGATAGAAATTGACTACCGCGCTATCCCCGACTCCTGAATAGCGCAAGCCAAACTTGCCAATCAATGTGCCAGGCGCGTTTTCATTAGGCCCAGTTACGCTTTGGATCTGAAAATTTGGGTCGTTTCCACGAGAAAAAATGGCAGTAGTTGAATTAGGAGCTGTCGCTACCGATCCATATATCTCAAGCGGAACAGTCGGGCTGATGCCGATTCCGACATTGCCAGAGAATACAGGGCTGAAGATAGGCGCCCGGCTTGTATCAGTCGGGTGAACATGGTCTGCTCGCGCATAGTTGGCGCTCGATCCTGCTGCCGCCGCGCCATCCATCGCGGGGGCCATGCTTCCCGCCGCCGGGATCGTCGGAACGCCAGAGAGCGACGCGTAAGGATAGCCGCTCGGAAGATCGCTGGCGCTCGCCGTGCCAAGCGTCGCCACGCTTGACGACACGTCGATCTTTAGAAGCCCACTGGAGAGCCGCCCCAGGTCGATCGCGTTCGCCGGCGCACCCGTCGCTTGGCTGACCACGTAGTAGCCGGCCGCGTTGGCGCCAGAACCGCCAGTCCCGCACGGAGCGCCGGCGTCAATGAGGCCCGCCGCGCCCCATTCAACGCAGTCGCCGGACGCGCCGAGCGATGCAGCCGCGACCGGCTTAGCCCCGCTGCCCCACATGCCGAGGCTGACCGCATTCGTGGCCCGTGAAAGCGGCGCGTTGAACGTCAGCGGATTCTCGTACAGGCCGGACATGGCGCTCTGGACGCGCGCATTTGTGAAGTAGAGGTTCGCGCCTTCCGCGACGGCCGAGGTCGTGTCGCTGGTCGTCAACGCCTGGCGCCAGATCGAGTTGGCGTACCAGCCCAGGCGATAGGACGTCGAGTCGATGTACGCTTGGCCAGCCGTGGTGCTGGCCGGCTGCGCCTCCACCGGGAGTACCGGCGCCACAGCAAATGTCTGGGTCTGGGAGTAGGTGTCGGCCAGGTCCGTGCGCGCCAGCGCGGGAACGCCGCTGATACGCGCCCAGGGCCAGTTGCCCGTCACATCCGCCGCGTCCGGCTGGCTGAAATGGGGCACGCCCGTTGCGTCGATCTGGTACAGCCACTGGTGCGCGACGCTGCCGCCGGACTGCACGCCACCGAGGGTGGACGCCGTCGGGTTCGGCAGCCGCGCCGGAGAGAGCGTGCCCTTATCGAGATCCGCTGCGCTGGCGGTGGACGCCACAGCAGCCAGCCCGAGATTCGTCTGAGCCGTTGCGCCGGCGCCGAGCAGCGCAACGAGGTCCGCCGTCGTAGCCGCTCGCGCAGCGCCGAGCGAAGTGCGGTACGGAATGCCGGGCGCGCCATAGTCGGCGATGGCAAACACCTGCGCGGCATTTGTCGGAATGGTCGGCCAGATGGCCGGCGCGCCCTGAATGGTCGCCTGCTTCGCCATCAGGAGGGTCCACAGGTCGGACTGCGCGCCGATCGCGCCGCCAATCTGGCCCCACTGCGCGCCGCCCGGCTGCTTCGGGACATATCGCCCGAGGCGCGCCGACCAGAGCAACGCGTCGCCATCGAGCGCGCCACCAGGCAGCGTCGTGGCGAGCGCTTCAATCTCGGCCGACTGCTGGTTCAACATCCAGGCCACAGGCGCCGCAACGACACGGGCGCCGGCGTCGTGCATCTTGGGCGCGGTGTGATCGAAGCCCCGGCCCCCCGCGCAGACTACGAGCGCGCTGGCGGAGGCCGCGCAGACCTTGACGATCTCGACGTTGACGCCGGTGTCCACCGTGACCGCACACGGAAACCGGAGCCCGATTGACGAGGTCGTCGGAACAATCATGCTCGTCGCGGTCATTGCGCTGGCCAGCGACGTCGCGTAGAAATCCGAAGCCACGAGGAGATCGCCGTTGGTCGGAGCAGCAGTCGGGTAGACGGCGATGTTCGGATTCTGTGCGAATACGGAGGCGCCGAGCAGCGCCAGCAACAGAAGATTGTGTTTCATGGGGACTTGTTGCAAAACGACCAACTACTTGCGCAGGAACGCGCCCAGCATCGCGATGAGCACGGCGCCGAAGCCAGCGCTGGCCAACTTCAGCCAGAGCATGGCGTCGTCGCCGCGGGCCTTCGCCGCGTCAACGCGCTGGCCCATCGCTTCGAGACTGGCGTCGGTCTGCTCGCGCATGTCGTTGTACTTTTTCCAAAGGTCACGCCGGTCCTTTTCCGAATCGTCCAGCCGGCGCCGCGCTTCGGCCTGAAACTCCCGCGTCGTCACGTGGCCGTCGGCGAGCTTCTCGATGGACGCTTTGATGTCATTCACACTGCCCTGCAGGCCGGAGATTTGTGCGATCAGCGAGGCCATTTGTCGAGACAGCTCCTGGATGGTTGGTGCTTGTTCGCTCACTGGGATTCCTCTCGTCTGTCTGGTCAACAAAAGCCAGGCACAGGACGCCGTCCTGCTCGCCCCGGCGATACACGTGCCGGCAGCCGCGCCAGGTCAGCGCGCCAAACGCATCGGCATGCACTGAGCATCGATAGTCACAGACGGGACAAACTGGCGCGGGACCGGGCGCCCAGCGAAGGTGCGGCGGCCCCTCACTGCGCGGCATGCCCCGAGGCTGGAGCTGTCGTGGACCCGTTGTCGGACGGCAAGGGGCTCTGTTTCAGGTAGGCAAAGACGGTCTTCAGTGCGGAGAAGACCAGCATGCCGGCGAGCGCTTCCCAAAAGTGGGAGTCGCGCAGAAAGTTCGGCGCGACCACCATCGCGCCGAGTGCGGCGGTACCCGTGTCTCCGATCGCCGAGACGAGCGCAACCAGCAGCCCATGCAGCCACAAGCGAGTGCTGTGATTCACTGCCATGAGTACTTCACGCCTCCCTGGTACATCGGCCGCACCGTCGATGTCGACGCACCGTCAACGGTCGTGGTCGCGTACATGATCTTGCAGGATGCGAACAGTTCGAGCCCAGCCAGCGTCGGCTTGATCCGCGAGAGATCGTAACTGACCATTACGCCGCCGCCGAAAGTAGGCGACGTAGATGTGCCGGACTGAGAGTTGGTCGTAGTCAACCCCATGCCGCCACGCGCCCACAGCGTCACGCCGCGCGCGGACGCCGCACGGTACAGAACATCCTCGGTCACAGCCCCGACACCGCCGGCGAGATTCATCGAGGTGAGCGAATAGATGCCCGAACCGACGCGCACACCAACCGAGCCCTCGCCGCGGCCGCCCGTAGCCGGGCCCCAGCCAACGCTGCCCAACACGAAGTAGTGCTCACCACTGTCCGCGGCGGCCGGCGTCACGCTGGCGCTTGTGGTGGGCGCCGCGGCGGCAGCCTCTGTGCTGGCGGCGCCCAGCGCCGTTGTAGCAGTCTGCGCGAGCGCGCCAAGGCAGAACACGAACAGAAACACGAGAGCGGCTTTGAAGCAGGTATTGTGCATCTTCTCTTTCCTCCCAAGGCGCGGCTCGACGCCGCGCCTACTTGGATTCGTCTTTGATCTGGAGCCCGCCTTACGCGGCCGGCGCGCCAGTGCTGGTCTTCTGGAACCAGCCCAGTTTGTTGAATGCCGCGACGATGGACGAGGCGATCGTCGTCACGTACGCCGTAAGCTTGTCGAGCGGAATCACAGCGACCAGACTCTGCTCAGTCGCGTAGAGCGATTCGATTGCGGACTGAACGATGCCGAGCTTGGCGGCGCCGGTGCCAGCCGCGCTCGAGCCCGTCGCCGCAGCGACTTCTTTGAAACCGGCCTCGACGGCCGCCACGGCGGCAATCACAGCCTGCAGAATCGCAGGGATAGCCTTGAGCCACGTCAGAAACGTGTTCATGTTGTTCTTCTCCTTGACAGAATTTGCGAGCAGGTTCGCCCCGCTCGCGGTGAGTGTTATCGAGCCAACGAGATCGCGTGCAAGCCAATCTCGTAAGCTTTTTGAACGATCGTTTTCAGTAGGTGAGCTTTCTCACGCCACGGTCGCATAGCCATGTCAACGGACTTCGCGGATTCTTCAAGATGGCCAGTCGCACCTTCCACGTGAGCGAGCGTCTTGGCGACGCCTGGATCAGCCAACAACTTGTTCAGGGTGTCGAGCGCGTCATTCAATTCCCTGGCCGTCTGTGCCGCCTTCTGTGATCCTTCTTTGAGCTCGCCCTGTAACTGCAGCGTTAAGGCGTCAATCCGATCGATCAGAACCGCGAGCCGCTTCACCGCGTCTCCCGCGTTACCCGCCGCACCATTCGCTGTAACCAACAACGCGTGAGCGTCCTTTGACATCCCATCGACAAGACTTCTCGCAGAATCGAGGAGTGCGCCGGCCTTGTTCAGATCGTCGGCCGTGTGATCCAGGATCAGCACGACGCGCGGACGGACATCGTCGATCATCTCAGTGGTCTTTTTGCTCGCGATCTCGCTCTGACCGGCTGCTTTGTTGATCGAACCAAAGGCGCCAAGCACGTCGGACGTGAGACAAGCGTGATGCGCCCTACAGTCGAACCACCAGCCGATGGCGGTTTCAACGAGCGCCACGGATGGTTGTGCACGGTGCATCATCACCCACAATTCGCAAAGGCAGCCGCACAACGGAAGCGCCACGAGCAGCACCCATACCCCGGCCGGGCGGCACAACCAGTGCCCAAGAGTTCTTAGCGTTTTGTGCATTTTATGCTTGGACCTCGGTCATGAATGTCCGATACTAAAGATATGAAAGGCAGCGAATTCCGGCGGTTGGTTGAAGCGCTCGGAAAGCGGCGCGGCGTCACGGTTCACGTGGTCGCAGAACGCGGCAAGGGCAGTCACAAGACGATTTACTACGGCTCCCGCTTCACCACGCTGCAGTACGAACAGCACGACCTGAAAGCCGGAACGCTGCATGCAATGCTCAAAGACCTGGGGCTCACAAGGGCCGATCTCCAATAGGGGCGCGACATGAGAAACTTCACCTATCCAGCTCGATTCACCCACGACGCAAACGACGGCGGGTACGTGGTGACATTCCGGGATGTACGCGGCGCCGTAACGCAGGGCGACAACCTGGAAGAATCCATCACCAACGCTCAGGACTGCCTCGACGAAGCCATCGCCGGCTGTATTTCGCGCGGGGATGCCATTCCGGCTGCATCACAACTGCGAAGGGGCGAGCGGTTGATTGCCTTGCCCCCGCTGATGGCTGCCAAAGCATCGTTGTATCTGGCCATGCGCGACGCCACAATCTCCAACGTCAAGCTCGCAAGTCTCATGGACTGTGACGAAAAGGAAGTTCGCCGGATGTTGAGTCCGCGGCATCAAACCAAGGTCACGAGAATCCAAGATGCTCTTCGTCTCTTGGGCAAGCGGCTCCTCGTTTCGCTTGACGACGCCGCCTGACCAACTCTTAAGCGGCCCTCATAAACTCGGAGTCGCCGAGGAACAGCGCGCGCTCGCGCGCCCGGCGCGTGACCAGGCCTTGGAGCAGCGTGCCGCCGGCGCAGTGGCACCACTTGGGAAACTCGTCGGCCGCGCCGGCGTAATCCCCTGCGTTGAGCTTCCGGAGCAAGGTCGAGGGCTGGCCACTCGCGAGGAGAATGATGCCGTCCTTCCCGCCCTTGGCGCCGGGCCCGACGTTGAAGATCAGCGAGCAGAGCGCGTCGAACTGATTCTGGTTGAGCGGCGCAGTAACGTGCTCGTGGATCAAGCCCTCGACGTAGCGCACATCCTCACAGAGCCATTCAGATGCCTGTGCCTGCGTGCAGGTCATGCCGAGCCGGACGCCGGCGGTGTGGCCATAGCCGATGGTCGGAATGCCAGACGGGCACGGATAGGCTTTCAGCTCACAGTTCTCCGCGCTCTCGATGAGCCGAAAGCAGTTCCCAGATGCGTTCATGATGTTCTCCTATTTCGGTCTCTTTACCGTCAGGCCCTTCGGCTGGTGGTAGGACGACGCCTGGTTGAGGGTCTTCTGCGCCTCGATCTCGGTGGTGTAGCCGAACTGGTCGAGCGTGTGCATTGCGCGGAACACGATCCACGGGTGATCGATTTCCGCACGGAAGCCAGAGAGCAGCAACGGACTCTGAGAGCAGATCACCGGGTTGCCCTGCAGTGCCAGGCGCAGCAGCTCCGAATCGCGATCCAGCCGCTGCACGCGCGCCGTGGCCGCCGCCAGCGCCTCGCTGTCGTTCGGATACTCGGCCGGATCCGTGTCGACCGCGTCTTCCTCGTCCGCGTCCGCCGAGACCGCCTCGACGTAGGTGTCCCGACCGGACTGCGAGTCGTGATAGCGTGCGCGGGCGCGCTTGTGTGAGCTGCGCCGGGTCAGTGTCGCAGCCCAGTGCAGGCACTCCGAGGGCGTCAGCGTGATCGCAGGAATCACCTTGCTGGCGCCGGTCGAGGTCGGCGCGACGCCGGCGCCGTTCCTGAAGACAATGATCTTGCCACCCTGGATCTTCCAGCCCGCATCCAGATGCAGGAGCAGCACAGAGAGGTACTGGTTATCGCTCTCGCCGGTCTGCGCGCGGTGCGGAATCGCCATGCTGCCGATCGCCGGGTCCACCGCCGCGCCAAGGTGATTACGCGCCGCGATCCTGGCGACGATGCCGGCGACAGTCAGGCCGGAGTACGTGTCATTGGTGCGCGCCTGGAGTCCGGAGATCGAGGTCGAGCTTGTTTTGGGCGCCGCGGCCGGAGTGTTCGCGCTGCGGGCCCGCAGGATAAGGCGCCGGTCCGGACCCTCGACTTCCATCTCGTCTACCACCCACCGGCCCATTGCAGCGAGGCCCGACTCGGCGTAGCCGAGCGACAGCTCGAGCGTCGCACCGAAAGAAGGCAGCGTAATCGCCGCGTCCCTGTCGTCGAGGTCGAGCTGCACCTGGTCGGAGGTAACACCGATCTCGTCTGTGATCTGCAGGCGCAACAAGCGCTGCGCGATCGCGGTGGTGAAATCGGCGCCGTTCGCGGTGATCTGAAATTGGGGCGTCACGTCAGTCCCAGAGTTTTACGGTCTGGAGTTGCGGAGCATCACTCGAGAGATCCGGCAACGTGATGGTCACGCCCGGCGGGAGGAACGGTCCGTAGTCCGCGAGGCCCGGATTCGCCGCGTAGATCGCCTCCGTGGCGCCGGCGCATTTGCCGTAGACCTGAAAGGCGATATCGTCCACCATGTCCGGCTGCTTCGTTACATATTGCGTTGGCATTAGTGAACCGTCCTCGCGGTCGTGGCCAGGAGGTTGCCGACCGTCTGCGTCGTTTGCTTCGAAAGCGAGACGGCCGCGCCGATCTGCATGACCTGACCGGCCAGCGTCGGGCCGAAGAGCGCAGTGAGCCCGGCCTGGCCGAGCGCGCTTGTCGCAAGAGCGGTGATGGCGCCCACGGGATCAGTCACGATCCCGCGCCGGACAGACGAAACGGAAAGCGATGCCTGCGCCAGGATCGCTGTCGCTTTCGTCCCGTCCGCGGTGACAGCCCGCACGGCCTGCACTGCTTGGGTCAACGTGGAAGCAGCCTGCTGCGGCGGGATCTTGGCCGCGGTGAGCGCTGGCGCGATGGAGGCGAGTTGCGAAGTGCTGACCGGCGGAAGAGTGCTTGGCAGCACAACGTCAGTCGCCGGCGGCGTGATCAGCGTCGCGCCCTGTTTGCCCAGCAGGTTCGCCCAGGTGGAAGAGACGTAGCCCTTCGATCCCAGACTGTCATCGTCCGGTCCGTAGTAGCTCAGGTGCACGGTGAATTCGATCTTGAGCGGTGTGCCCTTGAGCGTCATCGTGGACTGCTCGTCCGTGATCGAACGCACGCACCATGGGCCCCAGTTTTCGCCGCGGCCGGTGGCGAGCGTCTGCGGTCTGCCCTTCTGCGCGTACGTGCGCAGGATATCCACCTGGTGGATTCCGCCTTTGAACGTGGGCAGGATCACGCCGCGCAGCTCAATCTCATCTTTGCCGACGCCCACAAACTGGAGCGATGGCCGATGGGCGATGCGCTGCATCTCGACCCAGCGGTACTCCACGGTCCGGTGCAGGTCCTGGTAGGCCGCAGTGCTGATTGAGAACTGGAAGTTCCCAAGTTGCATCATGACGTCCGTGGCCATCAGTCGTGTAAACCTCCGCGCCGGCGCGCTTCCGCATCGCGCACGGCCCGTTCGAGCGTTGATTGAACCTGCAGAGCGACGGCGCGCGGATCCGTGGCGTCGTGAATGGTGATGGGCATATGAATCGTGATCGTGGTGTTTCCCATGCCCTGCCGGAAGCCACGCGGAAGCGGGATAATCCCCTCCTCACCGGCCTCGCCGACCTCAACGAATGTCGGCTTTGTGGCAATACCACCCTGGCCCATTTTCTTCGGCTGCTGGATGTCGATCAGGCCTTCAAGCCCGGTGCGGAGCGGCGCCACAGGAGCGGTCGGGACAGCATGGCCGCCCGGGAGTTGCGCTCCTTCGAGCGCTGCGCCGGGAGACGGCGCGCCATGGTTCAGGACAATGTGCGTGCCGGACCAGCGCTTGAACCGCTCATCGGTCGCAGCCTGGTTCTCTTTCATCTGGTGATAAGCGATCGTGCCGCCCGTCGCGGCGCCGAGGAGCCCGATCCCCAATAGAGGCGCAAGTGTCGCCATAAAGCCGGCCTGTGCCGTCTCTGCCGTGGCGGCCGCCGTGGCCACCTCGACCTCAGCGTCGCGCACCAGCCCGAGCGCGCTCGCCAGCCGGCCGAGGAGCGGGATGCGCGTTAAGAGGCCCGCTTTCGACGCCGTGCCGGCCGTCGCTTCCTCGCCTTCCGCCACTGCCAGACCTTCGGTGGCCACTGCGGACTCCCCGATTGCAACGGTCTGCGCGCCGAGCTGAATGGTTGTCTCCAAACTGCGCAGCCTCCACAGCAGCGTTAGTTCCTTCAGCTTCAGGAACGGGGTCAGAATCGTCGCCATGGCATAGCCGATGACGGTGATGGCGCCGCCAAGGCCCAGTGCGGCCACGGTCACGCCACCGATCCACTTCGCTGCAGTGGGATGCTCGTCAAAGAACGAGCCGAGCTTCGTGCAAACACCCTCGACTGTTTCGAGCGCCTTCGTCGCCGCCGGCATCATCGCCAGGCCGATGGGTGTGAGAATCATCCCAATGTTCTTGACGGCGCGTTCCCAGCGCTCTTTGGGAGAGTTCTCCAGCTTCTCGTATTCCTGCTGAACGCGGCCCGTGCTGTCGGCCAGCGACTCCTGCGCCTGCAGCAACTCCCCGGCGGCCGCGGCGCGGGACAGATAGAATGCCGCGTCAGCGCCCCGCCGCGTGAACGCCTTAGTCAGCGCATCCCGGTTGCGCGCGAGACCGCCCATCCGGCTCAAACGAGCGCTCATGGAAAGAATGGTGAGTTCGAAATCGAGGTTGCCTTTGGCGTCGTGAACCAGTTGGAAGCCCAGCGCTTGGGAGGCCTTGGTCAGATTGCGGAGCACCGCGCTCATCTGCTGTCCAGCGCCGCCAGCATCCATGCCGTAGCGCGTGAGCGCGCCGATCGCGGCGCCCGTCTGCTCGAAGCTGACCCGCGCCATCGTGGCCTGCGGCAACGCCTTCGCGAGACCAGCACCCAGGCCGCCAATGTCCTCAATGGCGAAGTTCTGCTGCATGGCCGCAGCCAGGTCGCCAATGCGCGAGAGCTTCTCCTGTGTCGGTCCCACCATCTGCAGACCGGCAGTGTTGTAAATGCTCGCGATGGCTTTGGCCGTCTCCGCCGCGTCCTGCTGCGTGACCGTTGAAACCGCGTGCACGGTCTTCGCAGCGATCAACGCCTCGTCCGCCGCGAGGCCTTCCCGGTTGAGCGCGCCCTGGATGACAAGCATTTCGGGCATCGTGGCAGAACTGTTGTGGACGAAAGCGCGGGTTGCGCGGATGACGTCGCCGATCTGCTTCTTGTCGCCGCGCAGCACGAAGCCCAGGCGGATCTTGGCGTCCTCCGACGCGCTCGCCTTGTCGAAGACCCGCTTCACCGCCGCGCCCAGGACGCCGACCTCCACCATGGCGGCGCGCCATTGCGCGCGGCTGGCCTGGTTCTTCTTGAACGCGGCGCTCGCGCCCTCATAGCGCTTCAAGGCCGCGCCCAACTGGTTCAGGGAGGACTCGACATCCCGATTGGCCGCCCGAAACTTTTCCGCCGCCGCGGAGACCTCCGCATAGTCCGTCTTAGCCTTGGCCAGGCTGACGTTTGTGCGATCCAGGTTCGTCCGGGCGCGCAGGACCGCCTCGTCCGCGCGCGCCAGTTGCGCCTCCAGCTTCTCATCGGCGCCGCCAGCCTCGGCGATCTTCTCTTTGACCTTCGCGAAGGACGCCTCGGCCTTGGCGAGCGTCGCGCTCTGCTTCTCGTAGCGCGCAGTCAGCGCTTCCACAGACTCCCCGAGACGCACGCTCGCCGCGTCCAGCCGCTTCAGCTCCTGCGAGCGCGCGGCCAGGTCTTTCATCGTGTCGCCGATCTTCTTGAGACCCGCGGTGGTCTTGCCGAAGACGGAGCCGACGGTCGAATCCATCAGCGCGCCGATCTTGACGACGACACTAGCGTTGGGAGTAGGCATCAGACTTGGGAAAGCAGCGATTTGTAGACCGGTTCCGCGGCCTCGGACCAGTCGCGGAAATCATCGATCGTGAGATTGAGAAGTTCAGCGAGCGACCAGCCGGTCAGATGAGCGAGTACGATTACGTCCTGGCGGAGCTGCGCTGCGCCGGGGAGAAAAAACTCGTCAGGACCGCCTGCACGTGGGCGTAATCGGCCGCGTCCAATTCTTCGATGTCAGATGGCGTCAGCGTTGCGAGGTTCGCTACCAGCCGGATCTCCTGTTCGGCTTGGCTACCGCCCGCCTTCTGGACGGCGAGGGTGTCCTTGACCTTTGGCCGGCGCAAGGTGATCTCCTGAATGAGTTGCGCGCCAGCGGTAATCGGGTACTCGAGTTTGATTGTGTTGTTTTCGGTTTGCTGCATGGAATTTCGTTAAAAAGCGGGGCGGCGCTGCGCTGCAGGCCGCCCCATCTTCAAGGTGCTTTGACGTTCGTTCCGGGAATCCCGCCCGGCCGGGCCTGCTATGGTTGCAGAAAACCCTAGATGCCCAGCGCGGCGCGCTGGCTCGCGAGCTGATCGACGCCCCCGACGATGCGGACCATGTTGACGGGGTCGAGCTCCAGCACGTCCACGCCCGCGACGTTCAATTTGAAATACGTGGTTGCAACCGCCACTTTCAGTGCGATCTGCTCGTTGGGCTTCCACGTTCCGGGATCGAGTTCCTTGGTCCGGCCAGCGACCGTCGCTACGACTGCCTGCGCATCGGCGCCCTGCGCCTGGACCGAGCCCCGGAAAGTAAATTGCGTGTCGGCTCCCGCCAGGATGCCCCACAGCGACAGCACCGCCGCGTTGTACTCCGCGAGGGTGAAGGTCGTCTCCATCTTCTCGTTGACGCCGGTGTCGATCTCCACAGCCGCGCTCATGCCGCCGGCGAGATACTCCAGCATCTTGGACGTCATTTTTGGCAACGTCAGTTCGGGCACTCGCCCCATGTAACCCTTGCCATCGGCAAAGGCCACGAAGTTCGTAAGCAGTTGCGGGTACATGTTAGCTGAGGACCTCCGTCAGGTAGTTGTCGTTGATGAACGAGCGGAAGGTGATGTGCTCGGCCGGGCACGGCGGAGCAAAATCGAAGTCGATGTAAATCTGGCCCGCGGCGATGACCGCGGCGGTGTTGAGATCCGGATCGGCCCAGGCCTTGCCGTCGATGATGGCGCCCTGGGCCTTCAGCGAGCGCAGGTAGGCGTTGACGCTCTCGACGACGTCCGTGAGGAACGTCTTAGTGATGTTGCGATCGACAGCCCAGAGGAAGCTCTGCAGGATCGCGTCGTTGATCATGTCGGCCGTGCGCACGACTGACAGGAACGCCCAGGTCGGATCGGTCGAGCAGGTGCGATTGCCCCACAGGCGATAGCCCTGCTGGTAAACGACCGTCGCAATGGCGTTCTGGTTGAGCAGGTTCGCCCCGCTCGCGTAGTCACCCATTGCGAAGTCGATCGGGCGGTTGGCGCCGAGCACACCGTTAAGAACTTGGTTCGAAGGACTGAACCAGAAACCGTTGGTGGCGTCCTGGTTCGCAATGACGCCCGCGACGTAGGCTGAGGCTGGCTGCGTGTCGTTGGCGCCGGTCGCGGGGTTCAAGCGGATCACGCCCGGGTCGACCAGGAAGATACGCTTGGAGCTCCAGTCGGCGCGGAAGCTGATCGCCGCGGCGTTGGTGGTCAGCGGCCCGTTGGCGGCGCTGGGCCCGTCCGCGACAACGATCGAACGGAGTTTGTCTGCAACCGTCGAAAGAGCCGCGATGACCGCGTTGGCAGTGGCGCCGGCCTTGACGCCGGTGAAGCCCGGCGCGCACAGGATGCGCGGCGTGACGCCGGCGACGCTGGCCGCGGCCAGCAGCGCCTCGACGCCTGTGTAGGCGCCCGTGGTTGAACTGGCGCCGCCCACCACCGCCGCCTGCGTAACCTTGGTCGGATCGAGGTAGCTGTACGCCACATTGAGCGTCGAGTTGGCGGCGATCTTGCCGCCCGCGACGAAGGTGAGCAGCCCGGTCTGCGCATCGACGGTGAAGTCGGTTCCGGCCGTAAGGCCCGCCATCGTGTAGGTGACGAGCACCGCCTCGTTCGCCGCCAGGCCGCCGCCCTCGACCTGCGTGATCGCGCCGCCGGCGAAGGTGTAGTCCGTGGTCAGCGCGTAGGTTTTCGTTCCATCGGAGGACTTCACGACCGGAGCGGTGGCGCCCGCGGGCAGGGGCAGCGCAGCGCCCTGAAATGTCATCGGCGCAGTGACAGGACCCGTCAGCGCGACGTTCGACACCGCGATGTTCGGCAGCTGAATCTGGCCCAGCGAATTGAAGGTCAGCGGAGCGGCGGCAACGCTCGTCTGCAGCGTGTTGTCCGCCGGATCGGCGACGTTAACGACGACGACCTGAGCGCCGCACTGTTTGAAGATGGCGACGAGCGCGTCGGGGATCGAGAAGCCGTAGCCAGCGGGACCGAACGTGGCGCTGGCGAGCGACGGACTACCGCTGATGAGCGTCGGCGTGTTCAACGGACCAAATGGCGCGGAGCCGACGAGCCCGATGACGGCCGAAGACGGAGTCGTGACCGGCCGGCTGCCGGTGTCGATCTGAAGGACCTCGGCGCCGTGAAGAAACTGATTTCCTGGCATGTGCGATTACTCCCTTGTTGCGAACTGCGCCGGAGCGGAGCCGGCCCGAAGTGGTTAGAAGACTCTCCAATCGGAGACCGCGGCGAAGAAGATCAACGACATCGCGGCATAAGCGCTGTCGACGGTCAGTGCGCCCGCATCGCCCATGATGGTTTGCCCGGCCGCCGGCGTGATGGTGAACGTGTTGTCGGCGGGCAGCCCGGAGATGAACGCAACGGACTGCCCGTCTGCGGCGCCGCGCGGCAGCGCCGCGTTGACGCCGGCCACCGGGACGTAATATCCAGACCCGATTGCCGCCGCAAAGGATGTGGTCTGGCGGGACCACGCGATCGGCGGGGTCCCACTGAGGATGTTGTTGGCATACGAGAGGCCAGGCCCCAGGGTGACGTTGGCGAATCCGCCATTGCCGTCGCCCGCGAGCAGCGCGGCGCCGACCGGAGGCGCCGGGCACTTGCCAATCGCTGCCTCGGACGCGGCAATCCAAGCCTGAAGCGTCTGAACGGCGGCCACGGCCGCCTGGTGCTGCGCATTGATGTTGGCGACCGCCGCGGCGGCGCTGGTCTCGTTGTCGCCGAGCGAGGCGAGCGTCGCGCCGAGAATCGCATCGATGCGCTCGATGCCGAAATCGGACACCGCCTGGATCGCGGTCTCCCACGAAACCTTGAGCGCCTCGAGGTTCGCAATGCGGGTGTCCAGATCCTGGAAGCGCGGGTTGAAGGTCCCCGCGCTCAGAGGAGTCAGACCGTCCGTGAAGCGGTAACTAGCGAAGTTCAGTGGCATCCTTCACGCTCGCCTTGATCGAAGTCAGGACGTCTCCGCGGAGGCGGTATTTGCGCCCCGGGTAGAGGCGTTGCCCGAGCACATCCACAGGCGCGGTGAGATGCACCACGTACTGGGCGCCCGGATCAATGCTGTCGGGCAACGCCGGCGTGTTCGAAGTTGCCGGAGCGGTCGGAGCTGCGGGCGCCACCGGTGTGGCTTTCCGATCAGTGTTGCTGTTCATGTGAGACTCCCTTATTGCGCGACGTCCGTGCGCTCGACGATCTGGAAAGGCGCCGCCGCAGCCTGCCGCGCGCCCTGCAGGTTGATGGCGTAGGTGCTGATGTCCGCCGCCAGGCTGAACGTGAAGGTGAAACGCAAACCCACGCCGTCGGGCTCCAGTTGTGAGCTGGTCAGCGACGGCGTCGTCGTCGCGCCACCGCTGGTGATCGAGCAGGCGAGCGTGTGCACGGCCGCGTTGTAGTTCACCGCGACCACCTGCACCTGAATGTTCTTACTCGGAGAGGAAAGGCTCCGGACCTCGCTCGTGTGGTTGAACGACGTCGCCGGCCGCGAAGCCACAACGCCCGTGGTGTTGGCGATCACTGCCGGCGCAATGTCGGACGTGCCCAGGAAAACAGCCCGCAAGGGCACGAGCTGCGGCGCGGCGTCGAGCGGCGCAGTGGCGTCGCCGAGGTTGTACCAGGTACCGTTGACCTGGAATTGGAATTGTAGTGTCGCGCCCTGCGGAACGACCTGCGCGACGTTGACCGCCAGATCAGTCAGGCCGCCGGCGAGCGACACGGGCTGGAGCTGCACCTGCGTAAGCGCGCTCGCGAACTGCGCGCCGTACAGCGTGAACATCAGGTCCTTGGTCAGGTCGCCGGTGAAGTACGCGCCATCGGTCGAGTAGAAGATCGTGCCGTTGGTGAAGTTGTTTCCGCTCACCACCGCCACACGGTGATTGCCCTGCGTGATCAGCACCAGCGCGTAGCGCGTGCCGGCCTCGAGCAGCACCGGAGGAATCGGGATGTGCGTCGCCGTGGGGTAGGTCACCAGCGTTGCCACCGGGACGTTAACGATCGAGATCGTGTTGCTGAGATCCGGCTGGCCCGCTACGGTCTTCGCAATGGCGAGCGTGATGTCGCCGGAGGCGCCGACGGAGGTGAGGTAGAGATCAACGCCGGTGAGCCACATGGCGTTGGAGGCAAGGAAGGTCTGCGCGACCATGGCGCCGTTGATCGATGTCGTGCTGGTCTGGACGGTGTAGCCGGTCTGCGTGTAGGCATACCAGTAACCGCCCAGCAGATCGTAAGCGTAGTACTGGTTGTAATAGCGCCAGAACTGGCCCTGGTACCAGGCGTTGTAATAGTTCCAGTTCCAGCCGTAGCGATACTGCCAGACGGTCTCCTGGTACGGCGCCAGGGTTTGCGTCTGCACCTGATATTGAGACAGAGACAGATCGCCGGAATAGCCCTTCGTCTGGATGCGCGGCACGCTCGTATAGGCCGGCAGAATCAAGCCACGCGTGCTCTTCAGAACGCTCGCATCGATCGGGTTGAACAGATCGAGGGGGAAGGTGCCAGTGGCCGCATCCGGGAACAGCAGCCCGTTGTTGAGCTTCGCGGCGTAGTTGTTGGCGGCCGGATTGCTCAGCGTCGCGTCGCCGAAGTGATCGGTCTCATACGACGAATAAGACGACGGCAGGTGCAGCATCAGTTTGGCTTTCGCGAGATCCGCCGCCATCTGCGTGACGAGGCTCATCGGCGCGAGCGCGTTGGTCTTGGTGGCGAGCGCGCTCAAGTCCGTGCCGAGCGACGCCGTCTGCAGTTGCACCTGCGAGCTGGTGCTCTCCAGCGCCGTGACGCGCGTCTCGTGAGCGGCGAGGTTCGGCAGCACGTTGCCCGCCTGCATCGCCACCGACGTGATGCCCGTGGGCGAGAGCGTGATGGTGGCGATCAGCAGCGCATTGGCCGGAATGGTGGGCAACTGGGGCACGGGCGATTCCACGCCGGCGACAAACTCCAGATTGCAGACGCGCGTCGTTTGGAGCGGGGTGGACTGCGTTTCTGCCTGGCCGGTTTGCGCATTCAGCAGAAACGAGCGCGGCGCAACGTCAGCGTTCGAATTGACTGTGCCCCAGGCGATCAGCGCGACCAGTTTCGGATTGCTCAATGGCAGCATCGACTGCAGTGAATTGGTGGTCGCCGTGGGGTACTGGTAAACCCACAGACCCGCGCTGCCCGAGGGGTTTGTGCCCTGGGAGTACAAGCGGCCGGCCGCGACGTTGACCTGCGTCTGGCCGTTCTGGGTCGCCGCCAGTCCGGTGTAGAACATGCCGCCCGGCGCCAGCGCGTCGAGCGCGACATGGTCGATGGCGTCGGAGGTCCATTGCTGCAGGTCAATGAAGTCCTGCACCTGGAAATCCATGTTTTGCTGAAAGTTGAATTGCTGTTCCATCGAATCTCTCCCTACTGGCGCAGCGCCATGGCGCCGCAAATCGTTTCCGAACCACACTGTGTCCGGGCGCCGCACACCACGACCGCGTAGTTCTGCGTGTCGACCAGGACGGTGTCACGCAGCGCCGTGCAGCGGGCCAAGCTCGCCAGATAGCGGGTTAGCCATTCGTAGTTCTCTCCGACAAAGAAGCCGTGCCCGTAATAGCGCGCCATGAATGGCGAGCGTTGCAGCGGAAACCAGGCGCGAATTTGCGCGGTGTAAGGCTGCACGCCGGTGTGCACGGCGTCGAGGAAGTAACTTTTGCCCGTTGCCTCCAGCGTGCGGCTCTGGTCGAACAGGTACAGCCGCGCGTGCACGTGATCCGCCGCGGTCGAAGGCTGCCAAAACAAGCCGCTGCTCGCGAAATTGCGGACCGGGAAAATGCCCTGGGCGGAATAACTCTCCGAGATCCAGTCCGGAAACACCTGCGTCGGCTCGATGCCCGCGGTGACGAGCTTGTAGTTGGCGCCCAGCCCCGGCCCGGCATACGCCTGGGTCGTCGCCAGGATGTAAACCGGCGCATCGACGACTGGACCGAACTGCGGGAAACCGCCGTCGTACGTCCCGTAGCTGTTCGTGAGCGGCACGCGGATTTCGAGGTACTTCTGGCCGTCCGCCGCCACAGTCTGCGCCACCGCGCATTCCGTCGTCGAACCCTTGTCCTCAATGAATGCGCGCGGCAGCACGCGCTCAGCGGCGCCAAGATCGATGCCGTAACACAGCCCTGGAAACCGGCCGCCGAACGCCGCGCCATCGGGCGCTACAAACGGATCATTGCTCGTTCGCAGGATCAACTGCGGGAAAACAGCCAGAGCCGCGTCCTTCTGAGCCTCGGTCGGAGCCGCGCCATAGTAGAGCTGGCAGGGTGGTCGGATGACGTTTGTGACAGCGCCGCCGCAAAGCTCGGTGATGGTCCTGACCGCCTGCAACGTGCCGTCTGCCGCGTGAGTCGCAAGCGCCAGGCCAATGACGGACCGCTTCTTCGCCTCGTCCCAGGCGGTGTCCCAGGCGTCCACATTCAGCGCCCAGGCAAGCCACGGCAACATTGCGGCCGGGACCTTCTGCGGGTTACACAGCGCGCGAATGCCGACCGGCCCCTCGCCATACAGCCGCCACGTGGAGGTCTCGAGCATTCGCTCGACGGGCGTCGCGTTCCGCGGCAGCACGGTCGGCAGCAGCGCTTCGTCGGGCGCGGTGGTGCTCGCAAGAGGCTGCGTCCCAAACGGGTCGTAGCCGAAGGCTCCGATCAGGCTGGTGCTCATTCGGTTCTGGCGGAGGCGATCGTGACAGTCACGGAATCACAAACGTTGATGCGGTACGGATCGCCGGCAAGTTCCGCGGCCGGCGCCTGGATCACGGCGTCCTGCACTCCGGCCTGGGCGATCGCGCCATAGAGGCCGGTGAGGGTCACGCCGTAGCCCAGCTTCTGCACGCCCAGCGTGTAATTGGTCAGCGCGTTCACGATGGCGGTTTGCACGACCGTCGCGTCGGGCCCCGGGTAGAGCGTCACCGTCGCGGCGACCGTGTAATGGTTGATGACCGCAGGCTGCACCGTCACCACGTCGGTCAGCGGACGCACGTCATCGGCGTTCAGCGCGGCGGAGACCGTCGCCAGCAGATCGGCACTCGGCGCGCCGGCATTGTCGGTCGAATAGATTGAGACGACCACCTGGCCCGGCGCCGGCGACACTGCGCTTGCATCGGCGACGCGCATGTCGGCGGAAAAGGCGAAGTACAGGTAGGCATTGGCCGGACCGGCGCAGGAGAGCGCCGCCGGCGCGAGCTGCACGCGCAGCCGCAACCGGTCGTCCGTCTCCGTGAGCGTGTTCCCGCTGGCGTCGAGCGACGTGGCGCGCTCGACCCCGTAGAACGCCGCGAGATGATCGAGGTCGGCGCCCGTCGCCGTGGCGAGCAGGTTCGACTGCGCGGCGTCGTTGATGCGCTGGCGCAGGACCATTTCCCGATATGCGAATGCTTCGACCAATCGGATCGCGGGATCCGACTCAAGCAGCGCGGTGAAGGACGGATCCCGTGCGACCAGGTCCTCGAGGATGGCGAGTTTGATCGACTGGTAGTCGAGCGTCTCGACCACCCCGGGCGGCGCGAGCGTCGACAAATCGATGAGATTGAAGCGGCTCATTGAAGTTTCAGCCCGGAAATCGAAATCGGTTGACCATCCGGCAGGTATGTGCCCTGCAAGGAGATCGCGATCTGACCACTGGCGGCGTCGCCCGCGACCTGGACGCTGTCGACCTGAAGCCGCGGCTCCCACGTCGTCAGCGCGCCGATGGTGGCCGCAATGATCGCCATCTCCGTTTCGCGAGTGAGCGGCTGGTCGATCAGCGAGAACAGGTCCGAGCCGTAGTCGCGCAACATCACGCGCGAGCCCTTCGGCGTGGTGAGAATGTCCTCGATGCTCTGCTTCAGGTGGTCGAAGCCACTCAATTCAGCGCCGTCCGACGCATTCATGCCTGTCATAGCTCGCTCGAGGGAACTGCCTGGATGACCTGTCCGGTCGCCTTCACATTGCCTGCGACCTTCAGGTCCGTCGTGAGCTTGCCGTTGAGCGCCACGTCGCCGTTAATGGTCAGGCCACCAGAGGCCGCCAGCGTCACCGTCTGCGCGGTCAGCTCGGCATTCGTCTGTGCTGTTGCGGAGATGTTCTTGGCCGACACCGTCGCATCGCCCGTTGCTTCAACCACGACGTCGCCCACCGCCTGCACCGTGAGCTTGTGGGCTGCCCGGTCATAGGTGATCGTCGTGCCGTCGGAATATTTCGTAATGCTCTGATCCGCGCTGCTCCCCGGCGCCGGCTTCGCGCCGGAGTAGAGCGAACCAATAATGAGGCCCTGCGACAAGCTGCCACTCGGACAGAGGACTGCAACGTGCTCGCCGACCTCGGGAGCCCACCAGGTAATGTCGCCGCCGGCGCGCGCCGTGAGCCACGGCAGCGCCGCGGTCTGCACCTCGCCCACCTGGACGGTCGCGAGCGCGCGCGTCAGGTCCACAGACACAACCAGGCCGCGGTGGATCAGGTTCGACACCTGAGCGCGCAGCATCGCTGTGTCCGGATCCGACAGGTTGCCGGTGCTGGCGCCGCGCTGCAGCAGCAGGTCGATCATGGGCCAACGACCTCAACGTAGTCTGCTACGTGGTCGGGCCCGATATCCGGCGCAACACCGACAAAGACCTCGGTCACCGGCACATCCGGTGTCGGCTGAGCCGTGATGGTAGCCGTGTAGTAGGTGACATTGTAGACGAGTTGCACCATTGCCACAGAGTCAACACCACCGGGCTGCAGAGTAACCGTGCTGCTTTGCAGCAGCGACTTCGAAGCCATGCCGCCCAGCGTCGGATCGGAATCCATAAAGGCTTCGATCTGGTAAGCGAGCTGGTCGAGTTGCCGGTCGATCGGCACTCCCGAGCGCGGCATATCCATAAGACCCGCGATAGCGAGCGTCAGCTCGCGCGTCAGCCGGCCCGGGCTGTCGGGATCATTTGATACCCACGAGTCTTTCGGATCGACGTTTTCCCGGGGCGTGTGCACGAAAATCGCTGGCGACCAGTTGTCGCCGACCGGCTCAATGCGATCGGCAAAAACATTCGCGCCAGCCAGGGTCGCTGCGCTCACCAGCCCCTTGGCGATGTAGTCCCGAATCAGGGACCGGGGATGATCGGAAGGCATCAGAGTTTCTTCAAAAGCAGGAGTGCGCCGCCACTCTTGTTGAGTAGGTCGCCCTGCTTGTCCGGCTGCACGTCCCAGATCGCGTAATCGACGCCGTTCACTGCCACTGTGTCATCCTGCACCGGGCCCGCCGTGCCTGCGAAGTCCGCCAGCCGGACGCCCAGCGCCGGGTGCACCGTGGTGATCGTGCTGCCGTAGCTGTCGAGCTTGACGTTCTGATAAGCAGCATTGAAGTAGCCGGACAGAGTGATCGTCCCGCCATCGCGGAAGGTGTAAACGTAGGACGCGCCGAATCCGGTGTCCGGATCAAGCAGCGTCTCCAGCATGTCGTCAACTTGGTCTTGCCAGCTCATTGCAATACGTGGGAGTGGGCTTCAGCCCGCCATGGGAGCGCGGGAAACGTGCTCCGGCTCCGTTAGATTTGGGCGCCGCTTGCGGCACAAGCGCGGCACGGCGACTACCCGTCCGGGTGGTTCACTTCCAGTGGCCGCCGGTCTGGAAATCGAAGCCCACCCCAGCGCCCGTCGTGAACAGCTTCTCGATTGGAGCTACCCTACGGTTTTCGGGCAGTTTTGGAGAGCTTGGCTAACTTGATGACTTCTACGCCCACATCGCCCACAGTACTTTCAGACTCAAACCTCGTCTATTACCTCCTCGGCGAGTCAACGCACAGCCGATTGCGCTTACCCGCGATTCAGAAGTTCTTCGCAACGCATCGCGTCGCGATTACGAGCGTCACTGTCGTGGAATGGATTACAAAGCACGCCGATGATTTGATGGCGATCCAGAGGTTGCTGAACATCGCCGATCTCGTGGAAGGGCCGCCCCCCATTCATGGTTTGCGTGTGGACGTGGCGATGCTGAAGAGAATCCAGTCTGCGAAGACGTTGGTCGAGGTCGACGCGGACATCAAGAAGATTATCGAGGTCCGTGTTCAGGCGGAAGCGGAGCTCCTTCGATTCACACTCGTCTCCCTCGTGCTGGCATTCGAAGTTGGTGTCGCCGAGGCGAGGCGTACTGATCCGACCCAGCAACAGAAGGTTATTGCCGCAATGGCCACGTGTCTAGAAGCCAATTTGAACTATGTGGAAGATGAACTTGTCGCCATTTTGCGGAGCTTCTACGCTGGCGGTAGTAAGCGTGTAGAAGTTAGACGTGCTTTTTGCACGCTGGTAGCGTCTCTTGCCTACGCATCGCTCGTCAGCTTCCACTGCTCCGTCAATGGAGTGAAATTGGCACCGGACATGGACCTGTCCATGCTCAGAGGCGATCAACTCCTGCAACGGATCGCCAAGGCAGAGGAACCTGTGGACATTCTAAGAGCAATCGGCACCAAGGAAATCCAGCGCACGACCCCGAAATACCTGAGCTCCCTTCACGGCATTCTCGCGGCCTTCGGGGTGAGTGCAGAAACCATCGGGTACTGGTGCTCTCGATTGTCCAAGGCGCTAGAGGACAAGAAGATTCCGGACAAAAACGACATGCTGGACATGCTCGTCCTAGATGCGGTCAGCCGTACCAATAATGCAGTTCTCGCGACTGCTGACGAAGATGTCTGCGAGATGCTGAAACAGTATCACCCAGCGAGCTACGCCTTTCTCCAGGCGCACCTGCCCGACGCGCTGCCCCGCTAGTCGCTTTGCCGAATTGCACCGCCCATCTCCCGAATTCGTCGTGACCATCTAGCCTGTAACCGCTAATTCCCTGAGGCCGCGCCCGATTGCGATGGGGTTACGCCCCAATCGGAGGTTGGGGCTTCGGTGCTGGCAAGTTGTCGTGTATCGCCCGAACCGTTGATGTATGTAGGTCGGCGCGGCCAGAGTAGCTTACCGGGAGCCGGCAGCCTGTCCACCGATTCCTGTCGCGCCAAGACCGATCGCAGCTCCTGCGGTTCTCTATGATCGTCTTCAGCTCCGCGTTGCCTTGGTGAGCAAAGCGGGACGCAAGCACATCGGCAGCGGGTTGGACTGTGTGTGCAGGTCCATGCCGCGGTTGAACTTGCGCGGCTCGAGCTTGGCGTAGATCGGCAAGCCGATCGTGTTGACCGTTTCGTTGAAGTCGGCCGGGGCGAACCAGGTGCGGAAGGTGGTCATCGTCCCCAGCGGGAAGAAGATGGCCGTGCCCTCGGGCACGAAGACGTGGTCGACGCCGTCGCCGTCACTCGCGTGGCCGAGGTATTCCTCGAACGTCACGCCAGCGTAGCGGAAGTTGCGGCGGTTGTCGGTGGCCAGATTCTGATTGGGCAGATCGGTGTGCTGGAAGAACTGGAACGCGGTGAGCACGTCCGGATGGGTCGTGAAGGCGTCGTACCAGTCGGGCGCGCACAAGCAGTGCACTTCGCGCATCACTTCGCCCAACAGATGCAGTTCGGTGTAGCGTTTGACGTTGAGCACGGCGCTCTTGACATCGAACGTGTTGCTCGAGAATTGGAAGTCCACGACGTTAGGCTCGATACCGAACTCGCTGAACAGATCGTAGATCACCGAGTTGTCAGCGTCGAGAATCTGGCCGCGCAGGGCGCCCATGCGCAGATTCTCGAGCGTGATGTCGTGCTTGCGGCGCGCCGTTTCCAGGCGATCCGCAACGACCGTCTCCAGTGCCTCCATCTCATTTTCCGAACCGAAGGCGCGCAGGCCCTGCGTCTCTTCGGGCAGGATCGCATCCTCGTGCGGGATGTGCGGGATCACGAACGAGCGCACTTTGCGGCGTCCCTTGATCGCTTCCGAGCCGGGGGCGCCCACCGGCCGCGTGGGCAGCAGGTTCAGAACACCGTTTTTCTCGTCGACGATCACGGTCCGGGTACGCACGCCCTTTTCCGTGAACAGGCCGAGTTCGTTGGTTTTGCCGTACATGTTCGGGATCACGTTGATTGCGTCGGTGAGCGCAACCATCGAGAAGCCGTCGGTAGTGAACGGATTGATCATCGGCATGATGTGTGTGTCTCCTTCCGAGTCACGGCTAAGCAGCGTTACGCGCTCTGCCGGACCTGGATTCCTTTCGTGGCGAGTTGCGCCACGGCAGCGTCCTGCTGCGCCTGGGTGATTCCTGCCGGCCACGTCAGGCCGAACGAAGAGAGGATCGCCTCGCGAGCGATCATCGTGGTCTTTACAGCACCGGAGGTAGCGTCCGTGGTGAAGAGCAAAACACCGGCAGCATTCTGCGTTCCGTCGGAGGCTGCCAAGTTCAGCGCGGTCACAACGGCCGGAGAAATCGGGCCGACCTCGATCGAGAACTGATCGCCGAGGATAAAGTCCGGAGCGCCGTCCGCGATCACGAACTTGATCTGCGTCGCGAACGTCGCGCCGACGGCCACAGTCCCGAGGACATTGCCCTTGGGATCGGTCACGGTGAAGGTTCCACCGTTCGCCGCGGCTGTAGTGCACTTGGCCACGTAGGCGCCAGCCTGGGCGCCGGCCAGGAGAGGCGAGGCCGCATCCATCGTCAGAACGCCTTTGCCAGTGTTCGTGCCGGCGGGAACGACGGTCACGAGATTGCCGGTCAGCGTCTGCTGGCCGAGCACCGTGCCCGTCAGGACGTTGGCCTGGCCCGCGGCGAGCACGACCTCATCGCGGCTGAAGCGATGATCCACGTGTTCCCACTTGAGCCAGTCGCCTTGGTTGAACGATTGAACCTGAACGGACATCTGTTACGCCCTCCCTCTCTGCGCAGTCATGCGCGCGGCGATCGCTTTGCACTTCTTCACGACACCGGTCTCCGCTGCCGGAACGTGAATCTGGGTGCCGGTATTGGCGTTGATGGCCTGGTCGATCTCGGTCGGGTCGCCACCAGCCCGCGCGGCCAGCAGCTTTTCCCGCGCCTGCTGCGGCGTCAGGCCGGCCTTGATGAACTGCGCGGTCATGCCGGGCATACCGGCAAGAATGCAGAGATCCGCGATCTCCGCCGCCATTGCCATGCCGGCGTGCTCCGGTGCAGCGGCGGCCGGCGCCGGCGCGGAAGTCTCGGCGTGGCCGCCCTTCTTGCCGCCGCGTTGCTTACCTTTACCTTTGCCATTGCCCTTACCACCGGCAGGTGCAGCAGTGTCGTCGTCATCGCCGGCATCGTCGTCCGCGTCATCGGCGTCGGCATCGATCTCGTCGTCATCGTCGGTATCGTCATCGTCGTCGTCGGCTGCCGGTGCGCCCTTGCCACGCTTGGCGCCCTTCGGATCGTCGTCGTCGTGCGTCTTCCCGGCTGCGGGCGATGGTGTTGCGCCCGCCACTTTCGGTCTGATCATCGTGTCTCCCTTCGTCGAACTCGGAGCGGACGCTCCCGCTTCCGAAAACTGTTCCATCGCGAGCGGGGCTGCCAATCGGCTCTCGCCCTTGAAATCCCCCGCCGCCCCGGCTGCTTGCTGGGCGATCTCGTCGACCAGCGCCGCGTAAGCTACGTCGGTCGTTCCCATTTCGTCTGCCAGGCCGGCGCTGATCGCTTGCTCGGCGAAGAACACGCCGGCCTCTGTCTCCTTGACGGCCTGGAGCGTCATCCCGCGGTTGCGCGACACAGTCTGCGCCAGCATTCCGTAACAGCGCTGCCCCTCCGCCATTGCCGCTGCACGCGCACTATCGCTCAGCGGCTGGTGCGGATTCCCGTCGATCTTGTGCTCGCCGAAGTACATGTACTCGTACTCGAAGCCCTGCTTCTTGTCGTAGTCGGACTGGTCGGCGTGACACATCACGATGCCCACCGAACCGGCTGCGCCGGTGCGCGTGATGTAGATCTTGTCTGCCGCGCTGGCAATCGCGTAGGCCGCCGAGCAAGCCTGCTCGCAGATGGATGCGAGGATCGGCTTCTGACCGCGCGCCGCGTAGAACTCGTCAACAACGTCGAACAAACCAGCGACCTCTCCGCCTGGTGAGTCGCAGCACAGCAGGATCCCGCGAACGTCCGAATCTGCGAGTGCGGTGACGAGCTCTCGACTCAGCCACTCGTAGCTGGTCATGCCACTCCACGGGCGCAAGCCAAAAGACTTACGGACAAGCGTCCCGCTGACATCGATCAGCGCGACACCCTCGGGCGTTACGGAGTAGGGTTTGCGATCGCTCTTGTCTTGATCAACCACGAGCGCAGCATCCACATCGCTGCCGAGACGCGGCAGGATGACGTTGCGGACGATGATGTCCAACTTGTCGCGGCCGATGGCCAGTGGCTGATTGAAGACGCGCATGGCAACGCCCGTCAGACCAGCGCACTGAGTTTCACCGAGATGTTCGACTGCCACTACGCTGCCCTCCGGTCGAGTTCCAAGCTCACGATCTCCTCCAGCACCGCGTAGAGCCCGGTCGGCGTGGCGAGGGCGAGCCGTTGCTCTGGCGTCGTGGCACGCGCACCCTTCGTCCTACCCGGGCGCGCCGGACTCTCGCCGGTCGGCATGCCAGCCGAAGTGCGGTCCCGCGCGTTGGAGTCGTAGACCAGGCCCAGCTTGTCAGCACGTTCCTGGTCGCGAGCGTTCTCGCTGTCGATCTCCTCGACGTCGAAGCCTTGGGCGCTGGCAGACGTGTCGCGAGAGCCCAGGCCGCCGCGAATGGCGTCGAGCGTGGCGCCGATCTCTTTGGCCGGATCGACCCACTGGCGCACCGGCGGGACCCACTTGACGCTCGTGAACGCCAGCGGATCCTTGGCATAGTCGGAGTAATCGAGTTCGCCGGAAATCAACGCTGTGCGGATCCAGGCGTCCCAGATCGGCCGGCAAAAGCGGAAGATGATGACCTGGTGCTGGAACTGCTCGCAGCGCCGCCAGAACTCGATCAGGCCGGCGCGGATGCTCGAATAGTTCACGCCCGTCAAATCGCCGGTGAGTTGCTCGTACGTAACGCCGAGGCCCGCCGCGATCGAGCGCAGGTACACCCGCATGAACTCGGGCAGGGAATTGAACTCTGGCGGTTTCGAGAACGTCACGTCCTCGTTCAGCCGGAGGTACTGCGTCGTGCCCGGCTCCATCACCGCATTGCCCACACCAGGTGGCACGATCGGCGTTGTGCCGGGCGTGCCGGGCACTTCGTTGAACATGCCCTGGCCGGTCATCTGATGCACGAAGGCCACGAACATGGCAGCAACCTTCTGCTTGACCAGCTCTGCATCTTCGAACTGATTCAGCTCGTAGATGCGTAGCAGCACCGGCGCCAGCCACGGCACGCCGCGGAGTTGCCCAGTGCGCAGCGGTTGAAACACGTGCGCTACGCTCTGGCTTGCCACGCGCAGGAGCCGGCCCGCATTGTTCGGCCAAAGGACGGTGTCGCCCGGGTGTTGCTTCAAGAACCAGTAACCGGCCGGTGCGAGTTCCTTGTTCAGCTCGACGCCCTCGCGCACCTTGTTGCCGTTCGGCCGGTCGATGTTGTACCAGGTGGGAAGCAGTTCCGATTCGAGGAGTTGAATCTGAAGCGGCACGCGCAGGCCGCTATCCTTGCGGCGCGGGCGCAAGCGCGCAAAGCACTCGCCGCCCTCGATCACCTCACGGCAGAGCAGCGTCTGCAGCCCGTAGAAGTCGCAAGCGTTGTGCGCGTCGCAGTGGTCAGTCCAGCGCAACCAAGCTTGCGGAATCTTCGCCTTGACCTCTTTGTCAGGGTGCATCGACTGCGGCTTGATGCCAGTCCCGATGGCGTTCGCGGCGAAGGAGGCGATGCCATTGTTGGCCCAGGGGTCGTTGCGCGCAGTGAATCGCGCACGGGACCGGAGCGTCTCAATGCTCTGCATCCCGATGGTGTTCGGACCGGCGTTGCCCGGGTTCCAACCGTGCGTGCGCCGCCCCCATCCGGAGGCGTCGTAGAAGGGCAGTGCGCTACCACCGGAACCACCCTGATACTCAGCAGCCAAGGTAGGCACACTCCGCGCAGGCGCACTCACAGCGGAGCGGTAGACGTCGGTGAACAGCGCTGTTTTGGCCATAGTGTGCTACTTCGTCGCTTAAAAAGCGGAAGGAATACTGGCGACGGTCATCGAGAAAACGGGCGCGTGCGCGCTGCGGACCTTGACGATGGCGTCGCGCAGCACCGCGGCCGGATCATTCTTGCCGGCGATCTGCACGGCAAAGTGCATCGCCGCGTCACGCATCGTGTTCATCTGGCGCACAGTGCCTTCAACCTCGGACAGGTCGACGCTGGCGAGAGGCGCTTCCGGATCGACGCCCTGAACGAAGGGCCACATCGCAAAGTCTCTGAGGCACAGCCAGCTCAGCAGCAACGCCTCGAGCGCAACCTGCGGCGTGATGCGCGCCGCGCGCGCCGGCACGACCGGTCGCGGACCAACCTCGGGCATCGGAGCGCGCAGGTCCCGGTGGTCCGGCTGGTCCGGCCGACCCTGCTCGCGCGCCGGCTGCACCACCGGCATCCTCGCCGACTTCTTCTCTGCTTGTTTGGCGGCCATCTCTAGACTCCCTTGCTCGTTTCAAACCGCACCTGACGGATCGGCGGCTGCTGCGTCGCCAGTTCAGCCTGAATCTCCGCGCGAATGCGCAACAAGTCCGCGAGGGATCGTTTGCGCACGCGGTTATCGCCGTACTGCTGCTCCGCTGCGCCGCTACCGATCTCTTTGTCGATCCGCTCCAGATCCTGTTGTGTGTATGCCATGGCTCAGTCCATCCAACTCGGCCGCACAATGCGGCTCTCTTCGCTGTGGTCCACGACGCGCACCGTCGTTTGCCCCTGCGGGACTGCCACGGGAGCGGCCGACTGCTGCCGCTGCTGCTCGAGCGCTTCCCATGCCGCGTCGCTCAACCGGTGGCCGCCGCACAACTCGTACATCGCCCGGTTGCCCACCGCGGTATCCAATGGCTCGTTGCGGCCGGTCACGTGCCACTCAACCGCGCCTGACTCAGTGACGATCCGGGTCTCGGCAGTCAGCCCATGGAAGTACGACTCGTCGTAAGCACTGGGGTGATGTGAATAACCATTTGGGAACGGTTGCCCGTCGAGCGGTTTGTCCTTCCCCAGAGAGTCGTAGACAACCTGCTTTACGCAGTGCGTCCCGATCGTCACGATCCGCAGCCCGCCGCGGAGTTTCGATTGATCGATCGATGAAATGTTCTCGATGATCTTGAACGGGTTATGGCCGCCCTTGGTCGGCACGACGGTCCGGTAAGATGGCACAACCGCGCCGGCCGGTCCGTAGGCCGGCTGGGCCCACTGCCGGCAGAACGAGTAAACCGTGTCGGCCATGTAACCGGAGTCCACGCCGCAGATCCAGATCGGCAACGTGCCGCCGTCCGCGTGGGGCCAGTCCATGGTGAGCAATTCCGCCAGGCGTTCCCACGGCTCCGGATCTGCTGGCGTGCACCGCACCGGCCGCCCGCCTGGGCCCGGCCGTTCTGGCGCAATGACCTCATACCAGATCGACCAGTTCTCTCCAACGTTCTTGCCCCAGGCTTTTACCTCGACCTCAAGCCGCGGCGGATTCTCCTGGACATCGACAAACGCGGTCAGGAAGGAGGCGCCGTGCGGCACCTTGCCGTAGGCGTAGTCCTCCCGACGGTCGTACAGGCGCTTCCAGTCCGGCGCCATGCCCGGCACATCCCAGACCTCAGCCAAGCTCGTGTTCACGAATACCTTCAGGCGCTCCGGACTGTCTTTCGCCTTCAGGAAGTCCAATACGAGTTCCCGGAGGGGCTTGAAGGACGAGTACAACTCGCTGATCCAGAAGCCAGCCGCGCCGTTGAAGGGTTTGTCCGCGCGCCACTCGCCGCGCTCGACGGCCGCCCAGCGCTGGACGTCGTTCCATAGCGCACCGCAGTGCTCACACGCGTACAGCGCCGTCGCCGCGCGCTTCTTCAGATCGTCGGACTTCTTCCCGAACTTGACCTGCCGCCAGACCAGGACCTGTGCTTTGCCACAGACCGGGCACGGCACCCAGAACTTCCGCTGGTCCGTCTCGGCGTACGCCGCGGCGATTTGCGACTCGCGCGCGATGGTGGGCGAGCAGGTCTGGATCCGCTTGCGCCGGCCGCGATAGGTCGCCGTGCGCTTGTTCGCCACATCGATCGGATTGCCTTCACCGCCCGAGGACTTCGGATACTTGTCGACCTCGTCGCAGAACAGGTACCGGATCGCGTACGCCGCCAGGTTGGCCGGCGAGCCCGCGGCGGTCATGATCAGTGGGCCCCCTGGGAAATCCTTCGTGTCAATCGTCGTCGAAGAATTCCGCGACTTGGGATCCGAGACCAGGCCACGCAGCGCGGGCATCTCGCGCAGCATCGGAGCCAGGCGAAACTTCGAGAACTTGCCGACGTCCGAGTCGCGCGGCATCACGACCATAATCGGGTCTGGGTCGCGGGCGATGACGTAGCTGATGCCGACCAGAATGGTGATCGTCTTCAGCAACTGCGTCGCGGACATGATCACGATCTCGTTGATCGTTGGATCGCCGATCGCATTGATCGGCTCGACCTGATATGGAGCAGGCCGGAAGCGTCCTTTGTTCGCGCCGGTGGTGACGATGAAGTTCTCTTGGGCCCACTCGCACACCGTCTGGCGCGGCGGTGGCGCCCACAGCTTTGCGACGTCTGTAACTACATCCTCGGCCTTCATTCTTCAGGCTTGTACCGGGCGAGTTCGTTCAAGATCTCAAACACTTTGTCGTCAATGAGCTGCTTACAGTGGACCCGGTCCGAAGAGCACGCCAGCCCATCGGACAGCTCATCGCCTAACTGCAGCAGCCGCGATTTCGCGTTCAGCACCAGCGCAGCCCACGCCGACTGCACCTCATCCGCACGGACCAGCGCGCCCTCTTTTTCGCGCAGCGCGACCTGGCGCAGCTTGAGCCGGACGGCCATATCGCGCATCTCCAGGTCGAACTTGGTCAGGCCACCGAGCCGAGCCGGCCCGCCGCCATTTGGGTCGTCGTCCACGGTTCGGCGAGCGGTCGGCGCCAGCCGGCGAACGGGCTGCACAGGAGCAGGCGGAGCAGCAACGGCTGCCAGTCTCCTGGCGCGCTGTAGCGGATCGGCGTTCCGTTTCCAATCGACGAGGATCTGCTCGATCGGCGTGTTCGGATCAATCCGGCCCCGCTTGATCGCTTTGTCCACCGCCTGGCGGCTGACGCCGAGCGATTTCGAGATCGAAACGGCCGTTAAGCGCATGAAACTGATCGGATGGGGTGCAACCCGCTATGCAACCCCCGCAACTCCGCATGCAACTCCGGAAATTGCACCGTCGCTGGGCGTCGTCTGCGCCTTGCGGCACCGGCATGAAAACAAAGGACTTCCCAGTACCTTTTTGCCGCTGGGAGGGCGTTTAGGCCCACTGTTTGCGTGGCCTTTTTGCCACAATGAACGGCTGAAGTGTAACGCTCAGCCGAGCCACTTTCGAACTGCTGTTTGCGCGTTGGGCTGCGAACTTGTACGCCGTCTCAGCGCGCCGTCGCCATCGCCTGCTCGGCAGCGTCGCGGAACGCCGCGGCGAAGCCGGTCTCGACGGTCATTTCCACCGTCTCACGCATCCCGAAACTCGGCTTCACGTCGATGGCCTTCTCCAGCAGCATCACCACGGAGAAGCCAGGATGGCCGTCAATGCGCGTGCCGTCGTGATCGCGGAGGTCGTCCTTGCCTGTCTTGAAGCGATGCCCCAGAAACCAATCCCCGCTCGAGCGGAACTGGTTGACGAAGTAACCGCTGCCATGCTGCGCGAGCAGCGCAGTGACCGACGGCGGAACGCGCACGCCGTTAATGGCCGCCGCGCGAACTCGCTCCCATTTGTTCCCCGACGCCTGCTTCCGGCCGCCCTCTTCCTGGTAGCCCATGAACCAGTCCACGTCGTAGACCGTCGCGGTCGGGTTGATCTTGGTCGCCGGGTCCATCCGGACGCCTTGCATCAGGAACGCCAGCGAGCCACTGCGGTTGCGATACTTGGCCGCGATCTCCGCGGTGACGTCCTTTTTTGCCGCCTGGGCAATTCGGTTCAGCGCCAGGCTCAGGGCAAAGGGAAGCTGATCCACCCGGACCGCATCCAGCGCGCCCACCGCCGCGTCGACGTCAGCCTGGATTTGCAATTGAACCATCGGAATCGTCTTGCTATTCGCCGGCGCTGAAGTGATTCATGTCATCGATGGCACGCACCCAACCAACCCACACCACTGCCGCCGCCTGCTACGCCGAGCGTTTTGAAGAGACGCAAGAACTACTGAAGCGCATTGCGCGGCAACTCGCTGCGCACCGCAAGCTCCAGGCCGCCGAGCCCGCTGATTGGGGCTTCGCCGGTGACCTCGGCCACGTCAACGAGGAGTTGGCCTACGTCTTGGCGAGCCTCGGCGACCGCAGCGCAGTGGAGGCCAAAGGGCTGGACTGCTAGCGCGCCACGAACTCACTCAGGAGAGAACTCATGACCACTTTTTCGATTGACTCGGACAACACCATCACGGCCTTTGCCGCGCTCGAAGAGGCCCGCGCGAATGGCGCGAGCGACGCGGTCTTCACGAGCGAGAAGGAACTCGCCAAACTCACCGCGCTTTGGCCGATCAGCCGCTACGCGGCGCTTTGGAACAACTTCGCTGGCGTCGTACCTTTCGCCGACCTCAAGCCGGTGAAGAAGTTTGCCAACCGCACCGCGGCGGTTGCGCGCATTTGGAAAGCGATCCAGGCTCTTACCCCAGCGCCGGCCAAGCAGACCGCAGAGGCCGCACCGAAGCCCACCAAACGGGGCCAGGGCGTAAAGGAAGCCGGTGCCCAGCGGACGCCGCGCGAGGGCAGCAAGAAGGCCATTGTCCTCGACCTGCTCAAGCGGGCCGAGGGCGCGACGCTCAAGGAGATCATGGCCACGACTGACTGGCAGGCGCACAGCGTGCGCGGCTTCCTCTCGGGCAGCCTGGGCAAGAAGATGGGCCTCACTATCGCGAGCACCAAGCGCGAAGATGGCCAGCGCGTCTACCGCGTGGCCTGACGCGCAAGCCAAGTTCGAAGGCCGCCAGCCTCAGCCGCTGGCGGCTCCTTTGTTCGAAAAACTGTTCATTTGCGCCCGAGGTTGGCGCGCAAATCTTTCATCAACAGCATCAGATGCAGGTCGTCAATCGGCGACGGTTCGAACCCGAAGTGCCGGTAGAACGCCGCCGCACTTTCGTTGATCGCATGCACCAGGACCGCCCGGGCGCCAATGACGTCCGCCGCGGTCGCAATTCGTATCAGCGCATCTTTCAACAGCGCCTTGCCCAGGCCCGAGCCTTGCTCGGACTTGTCGACAGCCAAGCGGGCGAGCAGCACGACCGGGACCGGATGGTTAGCCAGCCCGTGTGCCACCCGCGCCGGCGTTTCTTCTTTTCGCACGCTGCCCGCCGCGATCGAGTAATACCCGACCACCTTGCCGCCGCGGTGCACAACATACGTGCGAGCCGCTTCGTTGCGCTGATTGGTCCACGCGTACCGCTTCAACCAGTCATTGAGAGCCGGTTGCGTTCCGCAGTCGAAGCTGGCGGCCGCATGTTGCCGCTGCAACGGCTCCACGGCCGAAAGCGGCGACCGCGCTGGATCATTGGCGGTCAAGGATGGAAGGCTCCTGCAACAAGCGGCGCAGTCTGGGGATTCGCCGGGCGGGCCGGTCCAGCGCGTTGCTGAAGGCCTGCCACTGTTTCGGATCGAGTTCGAAGTGGCGCATCTCGGCGAGCGTGCGTTCAGCCCGCTCGGTCGCGCTGGCGAGGATGAACGCGCTGACGCTCAAGCCAGTGAGCGCCGAGGCGCGCGCAATTGCCTGGACGTCGCTCTCTGAAGCGCGTAGATTGATGCGCCGTTCTTTGGGTGCAGTTGCCATTGCAGACCTCGTACATACATTGTACGTCAGACGATGCAGCGCCGTGTGCTTAGCCGGGCTTGCGTCTCACTTCTGCCGCCAGCGCATCAATCCGCTGCTGCACGTTGGTCTCGCGCAATTCACATTCGCGCCGCCGGATGTAGGTGCCATTGATGCGGGCGATCAGTCGTTTTCCAGATCGGCCATTTCCTTGCGCACCTCGCGAGTAACGCTCGATTCTCAAGCCCCACGTACGTGCCGATCAGCCCCGAGACGAGCCCCGAGGCGGCGATCGCAAGTCCGATAACGTCGTTTTCCACGGCAGTCGTTCGAGGATCCTCAATTCCGCGGACCAGTCCGCAAGGGCCAGGCACAAGCCCTGGATGTCAGGGTTACCCGCGCGTAACTCGGCTTCAAGCTCGGCCAACTCACGGTGGCAGCGCTCGATTCAAGCGACCGTGCCGAGGCGCTCGGCAGCCAAGCCTTTGAACGAGCGGCCGTCCGCTTCGAGCGTGGCCAACTCGCCGGTGTGCTCTTCCCAGCGCCGCACGATCACGTCGCAATAGCGCGGATCGAGTTCAATGAGCCGCGCTTGGCGCCCAATGCGCTCGCACGCGATGAGCGTACTGCCGCTACCAGCGAAGGGATCGAGCACAGTGTCACGCGTCTTTGAGGAGTTGTGCAGTGCACGCTCGATCAGCTCAACGGGTTTGCATGTCGGATGGAGATCATTCTTGACCGGCTTTTTGATGAACCACACGTCACCCTGATCTCGGGCCCCGCACCAGAAGTGGTCCGTGCCTTCCTTCCAGCCATAGAGGATCGGCTCGTACTGGCGCTGATAGTCCGCGCGTCCGAGCGTGAAGGTGTTCTTGGCCCAGATGAGGAAGGTCGACCAGTGGCCGCCCGCCTCGCGGAACGCCTTCTCGAGCGTGTGAAGCTCGGAAGAGGACATGCAGATGTAGATGGCGCCCTTGGTGACCGCCAGCATCGCCGAACAGGCATCGCGCAGAAATGGTTCGAAAGCCTTGCCCAAATTGTCGTTGGCGATCTTGCGGCTCTTGCCGTGCTTTGTCTCCGCCTCATAGTTGACGTTGTAAGGCAAGTCGGTAAAGACCATGTCCGCCAGGCCGCCATCGAGGGCTTTCTCGATCGTCTCCATCTGCGTGGAATCGCCGCACAGCAGCCGATGAGCGCCGAGTAGCCAGACGTCGCCTGGGACGGTGACTGCCGTCTCGGGCGCTTCCGGCGCCGCATCGGCATCCGTGTTGCCTTCGGCCACTTGCTCCGGATCCTCGAGCAAGACTTCGAGTTCGGCGTCCGTGAAGCCCACCAGGTCGAGATCGAAGTCCTCCTCGCTGAGCGCCTGCAACTCGGTCCGCAGCATGTCCTCATCCCAGCCCGCATTGAGGGCGAGCTTGTTATCGGCAATCACCAGGGCGCGGCGTTGCGTCTCGCTCAGATGGCCGAGCATGATCGTCGGGACCTCAGTGAGGCCGAGTTGCCGTGCGGCAAGCACCCGGGCATGGTCGGCGATAATCGTGCCGTCGGCGTCGACCAGCACCGGATTGGTCCAGCCGAACTCGCGCATCGAGGCGGCCACTTGCGCAATCTGCTCCGGCGCGTGCGTCCGGCTGTTGCGGGCATAGGGCAGCAGCGCGTCAATCGGCTGCAGGGTGATCGCGGTGGGAAGAGAAATCATGCAGGGCTCACAACGGGTGCGGACGGAGAAGGGACTGCGGGACGTGCGGCCGGTGCGGGGCCACGTTGCGCTCGTGGGGCGTCGGCGGCGCTCAGGCGGCGCAACGGCGCCACCAGCGAGTAGGAGGGCTGGAACGTCCCGCGCATCCACGCGACGTGACGCCCGCCAATCCGGGCGCGCCGGCTCTTCAACCGGCCAGACAATCGCTCACCACCTGCAGGAAGACATGGCGCGCACTGAACACGACGCCGTTTTCGTCTTTGCCGTCGAGCCGCTTAAGCTGCCAGCAACGGCCGCTGTCCAGGTTCTGCAGGAAGCTGTAATGCGTGCCATTGTGGGGCCGCGTCGCGATGGGGTTACCCCCGTCCGGCCGCTGCAGCCAGATGGCCCGCAGGTGTCCTTTGCGGCCATACGACGCCTTCACATAACCGCCCGCGATCAACCGCCGCGCGGACTCCACGGTGCGGAAGCCGAGCGAAGCGCCGTCTGGCGCGTAGTAAGGAATTTCAGTTAAGGTCTTCATCGGACACACTTCGGATGTCCAGGACGAAGGGAAGGAGTTTTCCGAGAGTCCCGTCTCTCGTTATGGGTGAGGCATCTCCGGCACCGGGCTGTTGGGACCGATGCTGAATTCGTGCCTCTGCTTATCTATACTCGGCGGGCCCAAGTTTCTGAAAGGCCCGAATGCATTTTCCGCGAGCCCGTTCTGCCCGCAATTTGTGCTACCGGTAATAAATACTCGCGAGCTGATCGAAGTGTCCACTCATCGCGCCACGCGTTTGATCCACGGCTGTTCGACGTCGGGGTTGTAGAAGCTCTGGCGCACACCGTTGGCCACGGTGATCTCGATCGCTTCGCGGGTGACTGCACCGATCTGGTCGCCCGGGCGGAGGTAGCAGACCAAGCCGCTGCCAGCGACGAGTTCCCCGTGACGCGCCTCCGGAGGCTCTGCAGATAGCTGAGCTTCGCTCCAGCCGAGCGCCAGCGCCCGCGCGCGGATGCCGGCGACCAGCGCATAGGACTCCGGCAGCGGCACGCCCGCACTCACGACTTTGCGACCGGGGCGCTCCGTCTCAGTCCGTGGGGCGCTGTACTGCCGAGCGTCAAGTGTGCGTAGAGCCGCTTCGAGAGCGGCCCGGCTGAAGTGCTCGAGCGCCCATTCGTGCACCTGGTTGAAACGGCTGCGGAGCGCTTCGAACTCGCCTGCCTCCAATTGCCCGGCTTCGGCCGCCATCTTCGCCAGGTGCATTCGGGAGCGCAACCAGGCGTAATACTCCGGATCCAGCCGCCGGTAGACCGTGTCGTTGAGCTGAAAGTCGCGTGCGATGCGGTCCGGTTGATTGGTGTGCCACTGCTCGAGGGCGGTCGAAACGAAGCGCGCCACCATTGCGCTCATGCCCAAGCTCCACGTCTCAGCCGAGGAACGCCCACAACTGGAACACCACTGGAACACTGCAATGCGTTGGCAGAACGGGAGTTACGCGGATGTGTTCCAGTGTTCCGGTTTGAGTACCGATTTCTATACCTATAACAAATATATTTCTCTCTCTCCTTCCCCCACGGTGTGTGTGTTTGTTCTATACGTGTGCGCGTATGTTTATACTGGAACACCGGTACATCCTCTTGAAAATAGGCGGCTTGATACTGGAACACAGACTGGAACACGGACTGGAACACCGCGGGAGACTGGAACACGGCGCCCTCAGCAGGGCTGCTCCGGCGGGCGATACCGCCACTGCCGCGACCCTCTGCCGCCGGCGTTGAACCGTTGCCAGCCGTATGAGCGAAGACAGCGAGCCACACGGTTCTTGTCCATCTGAGTCCACTGATCCTTGCGCTTGTCGATGCAGCCTTCGAGAATCTCGGTGATGGAGACCGACTCGCGCTCTTCGACCCAGCGCCGGATCAGGTCATCCCAGGGATCGCCTTCGTAGCGGGCCGCTTGTTCCTCGGCCGCGCGCTCATTCAGTTCCCGCGAGTCGAGCCACCACGGCTTGCCCTCGTAGTACAGGAACACGGCCTCCGCCCAAAGCTGATCGCGGGCGGACTCGATCCCGGCGACGTCGATTTCTGCGGCTTTGCACTCCACCGGCCAGAAGCGCCGGCCGCCGGTCTCGTCGCGAAGATATGTACCGTGGTTCACGCTGCCGGCAAAGACACATTGCCGGGGCACGCTGATGGCCCGTTCGCCGTAGGGGGGCCGAAAGCGGTCGGTGAGGTGGCTCATGAAGTCCTTCACCCGGCCGACCTCAGCGCGGGACATCGAATCCAACTCGGCGATTTCGATGATCCAGGTGCCCTGCAACTGGATCGAAGCATCCTTCGAGCCCAACTCGGCGATCTCTTCGGCAAACCAGGGTTGCGCCAGCGCGCGCAGGGCGGTCGATTTCTTGATGCCCTGCACTCCTTCGAGAATCAGGCAGGTGTCCGCTTTGGAGCCCGGCGCGAAGATTCGGGCCACGGCCGAAATCATCCAGCGCGTGCCGACCGCGGCCGCGTACGGAGAAGGCTCGACGCCCAGATAGTCGGTCAGCCAGCTGCCGAGCCGCGGCATGCCGTCCCAGGTGAGCGACTCCAGGTACTCCCGCACGGGATGGAAGTGATGCGCTTTGGCGACCGCTTCGACGGCTTGGCCGGCCACGTGCGGCGCCACGAAGATGTCTTCGTGCTGCAGCCAATTGGCGGTCAGGATGTCCTCGGTGTTGTTCCAGGCATGGGGAACCGGAGTGTCAGCGGCCATCCACGGTGCCGGCCGAACGAGCACAGTGTTCAGGGCAAAATCGTTGTACGCGAGCGTGCCGGCCCACTCGGGTGCATTGCTCAGCGCCGTGATGGCGTTGGCCAGCACAGGCTTCACCGAGCCATTCAAGTTAAAGATTAGCTTATCCCGCCAACTTGCACTGCTCGTTAGCGATATTGTTCCTTGTGAGCCAGCCACGCGTCCTCCGTTCATTCGTTTTCTCGCTCCTCTCTTGCTGTCAATCCGCACGATCTTCATCTGTTGGCGCAAGGCCGACAGGGGCAGCCGCTCCTTGCCGCAGCGCTCCTGGATCGCCTTCAGGTGATGGGGCTGAGCGATCGGGTCGAGTTGCCCAATCTCGGCGAGCACCGGAGCGAGGATGCGTGGCAGGTCGGTATCCGGCGTATCCGCCGAAAGTCTGGCGATCGCCATCTCGAGTGGCGTCTGTGCCCGGGCGAGGATCTGCTCAAACTCCGCGGCGGTATGGCCAGCGGCGAAGTACTCATTGACGTCGATTTTGGCGTCGGCCAGATACGGCTCAGCTTCCGGCGGAAGATCTGTTGCCGTCTGATCAGCGCCGAAACGCTCACGCAACTCCCGCCGTGCCGCTTGCTGCTTTTCGGCCAGCGGCAGGACAGCCACGCGGGTCTCGATCCCGTGAGCGGCCAGGATGCGCGCCGACGTCAGGGCGCCCTGCAGGCCGGCTTGCGAGACCTCATTGTCCTGGCAGACGAAGACGGTTTGGACGCCAGCGAGCTTGGGCAGCAGGCGCTCCCAATCGGCCTCGCGGATTCGCACGGTCACAGGCGAGACTACCGGGAAGCCGTGCTCCATCAAAGAAATGCAATCGGTGACACCTTCGGTGATGATCATGCGCGTGGGGCGCGTCAGCAAGACATCTTCGTTGTATAGAACGTCGTTCTGGATGCATTGCGCCACATGCTCGTTGTTGCGGTCGTTGCGAACCGCGAGCTTCTTGTACTTCGACTTCTCCCAATCCGTGTTGGGTGTCCAGGGCGTCTGCCGGCCGATCAGGAAGACCACTTTGCCGCGGCTCCAGTAGGGGAAGACAACGCGGCCATCGAAGAATGGAAGCAAGCCGTCCTGTGCCGTCGGCTTGAAGGCCGAGCTGGCTGCCAGTTCGCGTGGCGTGAATGCGCCGGGGGCCTCCATCAGCGCTTGCACGGGGCTTGGCTCGTTGTTCGCAAAGCCGATCTTCAGTCGCACGATTGTCTCGTCGCCGATGCCGTACATTTTGCGAAACCAGGCGAGGACTTCAGAGTTGCCGAGGAGGCGCTGATGATAGATTTCTGCAAGGGAAGTAAGCACGTCCGCCACGCGCCAGCGTAAACGGAGTTGTTCTTCGGCCTCGGCGATCTCCTCGGGCGTCCGGCCGAGTTGCGACAGCGGATCCAGGCCTGCTCGCCTCGCGAGGAAGTCCCGCGCCTGGCGATGCGAGGCTGGCATGGTGCCGGACTGCCCGCGCGTCACCACGCCGCTCTGCACAAACTCGACCAGTTGCAGGACGTCCCCGCCCACTCCACAGCCGAAGCAGTACCAGCTCTGTTTTTCCGTGCTGACTTGGAACGACCGGTGCGACTGGCTGCGATGATTCGGGCAGTCGCAGTAGAGCGTCACTCCAGCGTCCTGAGTGATGCGGCCGCCGAGCACCTCCCTCGCAATCTCGGCGATGTTCACATCCGTGATGCGGCGGTAATAAGCACGCACATCGACGGGCTGGCTCACTCGCTGACCTCCTCGGCAAGCAGAAAGGAAAGAAACGTGTTGCGGCGATCCACCTGCCGCTTCGCCGCACAGTTGGTCATGCCCCAGCGATCACCGAGCAGAATGACGCTCTCTTTGGCGCGCGTCACCGCGGTGTAGAGCAGATTGCGGTGGTGCATGAAGGAGTGCGCTTTGTGGGCGATGACGATGGCGCAGGGAAACTCCGAGCCTTGCACCTTGTGGATCGACGTCGCGTAGGCGAGCTGAATGTTCGCGGCGGCGTCGGCATCCACGCCGACCAGACGCCCATCGAAGTCAACGGCAATGTGCCCGTTGGCGCCGATCGAGTGGACGATGCCCATGGCGCCGTTCATGACATCGAGTTCGTAATCGTTCCTGGTCTGGATGACCTTGTCACCCGAGTAGAGCTTCGGCCGGCGCCCGGGCTCGACCGGTTCGACGGTGACCCCACGAAGCTTGATCTGCAGCAGCCGCTGCAATTCGATGTTGAGTTCAGCGGTGCCGAGCGGGCCCTTGTGGATCGGCGTCAGCACCTGTACATCGCGCAGCAGATCGTAGCCCAGGCGTTCCTGGAGAATCTCCTCAAATAGAAGTAGCAGCATGCGGCGGACATCGAGCGCGTCGGTGAACTTGTCGATCACGTACCACGGCCGGCGCGCGCCGAGGCGCACCTCCGCAGTCGGCCGGATCTCGCCGTCGAGAATGGCCGTTGAGTTGGTCTTGAGCACGCCGGCCTGGCGAATGACGCTCGTCAGCACGGTGGTTGGAATGGCCCGCGACTGAACCAGATCGCGCAGCACGTTGCCGGGGCCCACCGGCGGTAACTGGTTGTGGTCGCCGACGAGCACGACCGCTGTGTGTTTCGGGTCGATGGCCTGAAAGAGTCGCCATGCGAGCGGCACATCCACCATGGACATCTCGTCCACCACGAGGATGTCGGTCTCGATGGGATTCAGTGCGTCGCGCACGTATTCGCGCCCATTGAAGCCGAGCAAGCGATGAATCGTCGAGGCCTCATGCCCGACGACTTCTTCCAGTCGCCGGGCTGCCTTGCCGGTCGGCGCCGCAAGCACCAGTTCGAGTTCCAGGCTCTCGGCGATGCTGGCAATCGTCGAGACCGTGTACGTCTTGCCACTGCCGGCGCCACCCGTCATCAGCGAGATTGAGTAGAGGAACGCATTGCGCACGGCGGCCCGCTGCTCGACGTTCAGCGTGGCGCCTTCGGCATTGAGCAGGCCCTCGATGTCGGCGACCGCATGCGGATTCTGCCGTCGTGCTGTACCGAAGATCTTCGTGAGTTCCGTCTCCATCCGGTAGATCTCCGGATCGGCGACTACCAGTTGCGCGTAGGGCTGGCAGACCAGTTGCCCACCGGCAATCAGCGCTTCGAGGTGCCGCTCGATCACCTCGCGGCTGTCCAGCGTGTCCATCACCAGCAGGGCGTTGGCCCGGTCGAGTAAGTCTTCGTATTCGACCCAGCAGTCGCCGTCGTCGAGCGCTTCGGCGACGCAGTTCAGCAGACCCGCGCGGATGCGTGAAGGAAGATCCTTCGGCGTGCCCATCTTGCGTGCGATCTTGTCCACGCGCTTGAAGCCCAGGCCACGGATCTCGTGGACCAGCACATACGGGTCGCGCTGCAACATGGGCACGACCTGGTTGCCGAAATGCTCGACCAGCGTCGTCACCTGGCAATGCGTCAGCTCATAGCGCGCGAGGTGCGCCATCGCGGTGTTGAAGTCCGTGTTGGCGATCCACAGCCGCTGCAGATTGGTGGCGACGTCGAGTGGGACGCCGGCAACCTGTGCGACGTTCGCCGGTGAGCTGCGAATCGCCCGGTCGAAGTCGTGGCCGAAGTGCTCGGCAATGGCGCGCGCCCTGACGGGCCCGATGCCTTTTACGTCCGGGTGGTTCGCCAGGAAGTTCGCCAAACCATCAGCATCGAGTTCTAAATCGTAGCCCAGGCTCTCGACCGCGAACTGGCGCCCGTATTTCGGGTGCCGGGCCCAGCGTCCTTCGAGCCGCACGGACTCGCCCTCGCGCACGAAGATCTTACCGGCGAAGGTGGCAAGATCGCCATCCGGGGTACGCAATTTGCCAGCGCTGAAAGTCGCGCCGGAATAGAACATGATTTCCACGATGCCGCGGAGGCTCGTTGGAACCTCCGCGACCGCTGCATTGCTCATGAACCCCACCTCTTGTGCGCCGCCAGGAGGTACTGCTGCACAAAGTGGCAGGCCGCCTGGCGGCTCGAACAGAACAGCACCGGAATGCGAAAGTCGAGCAAGATCGCCAGCGCACTGCCGAGCACGGCGCTGGGATGAGCGGCGCCGCGGTAGCGATGGGCAAGCACGTCGGACAGACCGGCCTCGACCACGACGCACGCCGCCCGGTAGCTGGCGAGCGTCTGAAGTTCGCGGTAAAAGCGCCCGCGGGCGTGGATCAGCGTGGAGACGAAATCGTCGAGACTCTTTCGCTCCACGGCCACCACCGTTTCGAGGCCCTGCGCGGAGTAGTCCCCGGCCGGCAGCGCGTGACGCACCACCGTCGCTAGCCGGGGATCAAACGTGTAGGGCTCCTGTTCCCGCGTGTCCACGATCACCGCCAGGGGGTGTGGATTAGAACGGGACAAGGGCGTCACCGGCCTCCTCCCGGAAGTTGCCGGGCGCGCGATCGTTGTCGATGCGGCGGTTGAAGTAGATGTTCTCGTTGTCACCCTTGGTGCGCTTGGTCACCTCAAGCTTCACGTCAAGCAATTCGGCAAGGTGATTGGGCAGATCGGAGAGCTTCTCAAGATCGAGTCCGCAGGTGTGCAGGTCGGTCTTGAGGAACTTCAGTGTCTTCGCCGTGATAACCGAGTTGCGCCAGATGCACCGTCCGATGCAGTCCGGTGCAATGACACGCAGCGTCCATTTGAGCATCGGGTTGCCGGAGGTGTGCGCCTGCGTCAGTTCCGCCTTCTCGACGTTCACCTGGTACTTGCCGTCGGGCACGCTTTCGAACTCCGTGCGCTCCTCCACCTGTTCGTTGCGGTAGCTGCCATCGAATTGGGCGAGATCAATCGAATTGTTGTTCATGATTGTTGTTCCTGTTGTGGCTTCTGTTTGCGAATTCACTTGGCGGCGCCGGCCTTGGCGGCCTGCGGCTTCAGCGGCGCGACCGCGGCATTGAATGCGGCGTAGAACTTGCCGTAGTCGAGGTCGATCATGTCGGGCAGGCGCCCCGTGCGATCGCCGGCTTCGTAGTAAAGACTTGGTTTGGTGCGGATCACGCGGCGCAGGCGCGGTTCACCGTCCTCGCCGGTGGACTGCTCGAGGCCGCAGTAGAGCACCATGTCGACCATGCCGAGCACGATCTTGCGGGCCTTGTCGGGCAGCGTCGGCACGACGCGTGTGTAGCTGCCGGTGCGAGTTTCAACCTCGATCTCCTTAGCGTGCGAGACAAGAAATAGGCCATAGGACAGGAAGGCGAGCTTGGTCAGCACCCGCTGGAATTCGTTGTTGATCAGGGCGTAGCCCTTGCCGTAGCCGAGGTCGGACTCGTGCTCGATCTTGAACTTCTTGAGGATGTAGTCGGTGCAGAACTTGTAGGCGTTGTCGACCGTGTCGATAATCACAGTCTTGAAAGGATGCTTACCTTCCGTGATCTCGGCACAGGCCGCGAGCAACTCGTCCCAGGACTGAATCGGCGCCTGGAAAACGTCGAGCGCGTTGAGGCCGGGCTCGGTGGCGAGGAACAGCGCGCCTTCGGCGTGCGAGCAGAAATTCGACTTTCCGATCTTGGTTTTTCCATACAGAAGCACGGTCAAATCGGCGAGATGCGGCTTGGGCGCGGTCTTGGTGGTCGGTAGAATTGCCATGGTTATAAAGCTCCTTTAGAAAGCGGGTTCGGGCGTTACGGGGTTCAGCACGCGCAGCTCTTCGTTGGGCGCGACGCGCTGGTAGAAGTTGTCGCGGACGTTGGGATTGCCGTTCGAGCGGCACAGCGGGAAGTACGGGCAGGGCCGCTGGTAGTTGAAGCAAAAGGCGGTGTTCTGGTAAAAAACGCCGCGGCGGCGCGCATCGAGGAAGGCCTGGGTCAGCTCCCACAATTCGCTGCGCAGGACATCGAAGCGGTCCCGCGAGAGGTACAGCATCTCGCGGTGGAACATCAGCGGGTCGGCGTACTTCTCCGCGAGCCGCGCAGAAAATTCCTCGTCCGCTTCGGGCAGTCTGCGCTTGGCCGTGGTGCGGCCCGTCTTCGACTTGGCGACGAGTTCCTGGCGCCGCGCTTCGAACTCCTCGACCGTTTCGCCCTTGGCCTGCTGCAACCGGGCCTTAACGAGCACGTTGTAGAGGATCCCGGTGATCGGGATCTGCATCGTCTGCTCGACGTAGTAGGCGTAGAGCGTGATCTGGAAGTCGGTCCAGAGCTTTTCGAGATAGTCGGGCGTCAAGTTGGCTGGCGGTGTTGTGTGTGACAACGTCATCCACAACGAAGTTATGGATCTTTGGAACGGTCAGGTTGTACATCAACTGCCGGCCAGAGACGACCACCAACTCAACCGGGTCCCAGAACACTTCCGCCTGCTGAAGCCATCCCGGCAGGCCGGACGGTTCCATTCGAGGGTCCTCGCCCGGCTTCACCAGCGCCCGGGCACGCCGGATCACTTCGGGGTACTTCAGGATGGGGATTATCCCGGTGATCGCAAGGTCGAGGAACCTGCGCTTCGAGCCCCGGCCGATCACCCGGGTATTGAAAACTGCTCTGCGTTCTCCTTGATACGCAACTGAGGACCGGGTGACGGACGAGTAAACGCCGAGGCGTAACAGAAGCTTCTGGATTCCCGAGCAAAGGGCGTGTGAACGAGAGGTGTAAGCGATCCGGATTTTCTCCTGAACGCGCGAGCAATCTGGCCGCTTCTCTTCAAATACATCCACACTGCCGTCGGTGCTCCAAAGCGCGCCGAGCAAGAGTCCGACTTGGCAGTCCGTTATCGACTGGAGCACATCCGGGAGGTGCTTCTCATCGGCGCATTCCTCATAGAACCCAAGCCGTTCCATGAGCAGACGTGCCGGACTATCGGGTGCCTGCGACAGCCGCACCTGAGGAGAACGGTCGTCTCGCCTCTGTACGTGGAACCGAATTCCCAGGCGACCCGCCACCGCCAGGAAATCATCGAGCACTGGTCCGTCTGACTTGCTGAAGGTTAGGGTTGATAGCGTGCCGTCCGCCAGCATGTAGCCGGCCAGCTTGACCTCGTCGGAGGAGAACGGACTCTGCGCGTGGGAGGTTTGAGTTGAGCGGGGAACTGCTGCCCAATCACCTTTCTTCAGCATTCCGGCTGTCACCCAGCCTCGATGAGTGAGAACCGGATGGTTGTCCGAAACTGTAAGGGCTCGGCCGGACTTGAGAACAATTCGGAAGACGTCGCGAACCCTGTCCGGTTGGGGGATGCCTGCCTGGGCGTGCGTGAGCCGACCCTGGTCGTCAATCCCAAGGACTACCGGCGCTATTTTGCGCCGCGCCATGTCGCGAACGGTTAACAGCTCACCCGATGCGTAATCGAAGACTCGGCTGTCGCCCGTAACGCACTTATGTTCGAGGATGAAGTGCTCGCCGCCAATACGGATGATGCCGTCGACCTTGCCGGCGAGCACAAAGCTGCGCGACGCCGCGCCGGTCGCCGGATTCACGATCGGTCCCTCGAAGGTCTTCTCGAGAGCCACGACCTCGAACTCCTCGCTCGGGTACTGCGCCGCGTAGCCGCGCATCATCGCCGTGGCGAGGAACCAATCCCGCTTCTGGCCCTCGTCCTGTGCCCGGTTCACGCACTGCCGGTCGATGTGGTCGAGCACGAGTGCCAAGTCGCGCCGGCCGTGCCACAACTCCAGGCACTCGTGCACGAGCGAGCCAAAGCGCAGCGCGCTCGCCCGCTCGAGCGGCACGAGCCGATCGACGTAGCGCCACTCCACGGCCTTCCGGCAGTTCCGGAACAACGCCCACATCGAGTAAGTGGATACGATCGGTGCCGCTGTCATCGCGCACCCCCGAGGCGGCAGGCATCGGGCAGCAGGCCGGAGCGAAGCAGAGCCGCGCGGAGTCTGCCAATCAACTGGTAAATGCGCTGCGGCGAGCGATTCCACTTGCGGGCGATGATCTGCGGCGGCAGATAGGTCAGATCTTGCGCGAGGCGCTGCAGGTTGACCGGCAACGTCGCAAGGTAGCGCTGCATATCGACGCTGAAGACCAAACGCGACGTTGGATCCGCCGAGGCGGGCTCTTGCGGCGTACGGTCCGAGCAGCGCTGCTCTGCATCGGAGCAGGCTGGCGCTTCCACCAGGGCGCGTTTCAGCTCTCTGTTCGCGGCAACGGCGGACCGGTTGCGGATCACGCCGCGGATGAAGGCGCGTCCATCGCCGCGCACCGGATTGAAGTGCGGAGCGCGTTGCAAACAGTCCAGCGCGAATTCCTGGGACAGATCCTCCCAGGTGTCCTGCGGCAGCCGGCTCCGGCTTACGACGAAGCGGGCCCGGCAGGAAGCCTGATGCAGGATGTACGGTGCCGCCGCTTCCAGATCGAGTGGCATCATCACCGCACCTCCGCCGCGTAAGTCGCGAAAGAGAGGCGGCGCGGAATGCCGGCGCGCACCTCAATGCGCGCGATCGTGCCTTGAACAAGTCGATCGAGATGTTCGACCAGACGGCACACCTCGATCGGCAGCGTGAAGTCCGCAAGACGCGATTCCGGGCGCGCTGCTTCGTCGAGATCGAGCCGAATGTCGAAGGTGACCCGCGGGGCCGGATCGAAAACGGGCTCGCCGCCGTGAATCTCCAGTTCCTCGACCCGGCCGAAATTGACCGCCTGCAGCAGACGAACGAGCGCCTGACGCGCGGAGGAAAGCTGCGAATAACGGATTTCGTTCCTCATGCCCGGGCCTCCCTTGCGGCGTTGCGCGCCAGGAATTGGTCCACGGCTGGGTGCAGGCGTGGCACGGCAGTTGTCGCGGTCGCGGGTCCGCCGGCCGAGAGCCGGTGCAGCGTGCGAATGCGGATGCGATCCAACCGGCTCATCAGCGTCCAGAGCAGGTCGTCTTCAAGTTGGTAGCTGGCGGCAGCGCCGCCGATGACAATCGCAACGTCGTCAAAAGCGTCGCGGACAATGTTCTCGGGTGCGGCCGGAGGAGGCAGTTCCCCGGGAGCGTTCTCGCGTTTGGTAGCAGGAGTGCTCAATTTGTTTCTCCTGCCCCCGGTTGGTGGAAAATTCCATCTGGCGGGACTTTTCCACAGGTCCAAACCTCCAACCGACTGATAACAAGGGGAATATATTTTTCAGATTTTTTCGAAGGTGGCTCAAAACGTCGTGGAAAATTCCATGGACCGGTTCAAGACGGAGTGTCGATAAATTCGAGTAATGCCGCCATTACTCCGGTGCGGCAGCACGGCTGGTCCCCAATCCGGTCGCCAGAACGACGAAGAGCCCGGCTGGTGGCCGGGCTCGGAGGTGATTTTGAGAGTTGGTTTCAAATCGAGCAAGCTGCGGAAATCCTCTGGCGCTTGTCTGTCGAGCATCCGATCTCCAACGTCCTCAGGTGCTTGCCAGGTGACTTTATTCGTGTTTTTTTCGCGGTGTTATTCTGCAGTAAGCCAGCCTAGAGCTCAACCCACCCATCTGGGTTCAGATGCCCGATTCCCCTCAGCGGAATCGTGAGAGGAGTCGTGTCGCTGGCCGCCGAAAAGCATCCGCAGAGCCCTGAAGTCATCAAAGGGGATGGGTAGCGTGAAGTACAATCCGCGATCGTTTTTGCGCCAGGCGCCCAATTCGCTCCTGGCGCGTTTCTTTTCCCGGTTTGCGGAGTTCGCCGAGTTCAATTGGAAAGAACGGACAGAGCGCAACGTCGAGGAGATCTTCGAACGTTGGCAGCAATTGCCCGAAGCGGAACGGCGAGAGGTGGGTAACACCTTCCGCCAGATTGACTCGCTTGCCACGACGCGCGGGACGAAGGTGCTGATCGAAACCGCGCGCGACCGCGGGCTCGATATCGCACAGCAGCTCGGCGCCATGGCGAGCGCGCACGAGCGGGCTCTGGCCTGTTATCTCGATCATCCGGAGGTCTTCGCGAGCGCACGGGCGCTGGATCACATTGAAGCGTTGCCCCGGCGCTCGTGGGAGAAGCGCAATGGTCTGCCCACGGAGAACATCGAAGTGACCGCCGACCGCTTGGCGGCGCTCCGCCAGCGTCTCTCGGAGTATTTCTACGAGCACGAAGGGCGGGGCGAGTTGTGCAAAGTGGAGCACATTCATCGGGCGAGTGGCGTCGATGCCTTCTATGCCTACCCGGCGGACTACGCCGGCGAGATTCTGGGTTACGACGAAGATGGCGAACTTGCCAGCCGGAGTTGGAGTGGCGTCTTTGAAGTTGTCTTCGCCTACGACAGTTCGGCGGGCACGGTGGAGCTGTACACCGAGGGCGGCCGGCCGGTGCGCGACGATCTCTCGAGAATCTTTGCTGAAACAGTGTTGGGCCGTGACCAGACGCCCAAACCGCTGACTCCGCAACCCTACAACCTGGAGCTGTTCAAAGATCCCAACCTGACATTTCCTACGCAACCGGAGCACAAGATCGAGCGCGTCGGATTGATCGGCCTGCGGATGCGGATCCCTGGCTACGTCGGAGGAACGATTGCAGTGGACGTTGGGGGACGGGGGGCCCGCACTTCGGTCCACGATTTAATTCAGGCCAACTTCGCCGCGGACAAAACGAATCTTGCCCATGCGGTCATTGTCGAAGCAACGCTGCGTGCTGTCTTTCAGCGCGCCGGTCGACGCAACCGCAGCATCCGGTTCAAGCTCTCGGAGACGCACTGCGACCTGGGCGACGACGAAGAGTCCCAATTGTTGCGCGGTTACCTCAAGCGCTGGGGCATCGAAAGTGAGCAGTGATCCGCTGCGCGAAGTCCTGCTGCGGGCAGAGTGCGACGAGCCGGTGTTCAGCTTCGATGAGGTGCAGCGCTGGCTGCCAGCAGACTTGGAACGCTTGACGCGCTTGGGCCTGCTGCGGGAAGGCGAGCCCGCGTGCGCCGTGGCCTGCGACGCCTGTGGCGCCTGGCACATAGAAGAAGTGTTCTGGCAGCCGAGCGTACGCGAGCCGTCAGGTCAGCGGGCCTACATCCGCTGTCCTGTCGAAGGTCTCGTGCATGTGCCCGCGGAGCGATTGCGGCAGTGGGACGTGGACACCGGCGCACTGGCGCGGCAACTCGCCGTGGCAATGGAGTTGTCTGGGACGCTGGACTGCATCATCGCTGGCGGTTTGTGGAAGCTTGGCCGGCGCCGCTTGGCCGGCCGCTTCCGGGACCTCTTCTTCGCCGTGACGCGACGCGGTGCTGATATTGCCGCGGCCACCCGGCAGTTGAGCGCGCCGGCCGGTGTGCTGCTCACCCTGGGCGACAAGCCCCAGCGAAACGGCTGGCAGTTGCCGGACTTCACTGTATTCGATGTGAAGGACGTGACGACACTCGGCGAGCGCGGCCTGAACGTGGATCTCGATTACATCGAAGACGGCCTGCCTGCGGCGCGCGGTCCGGAGAAGTTAGCGGCAATCCGCGGTGTGGCGCTGCCGGAGGGAACCGGATGGCAGGACCTGCGGATCGACATCGCTGCAGTCTCCCTATTTATAAGTGCGGGCGCCTACAGCAAAGAGCTGCCATTTGAAGAAGCTGGTTTTTCGGACAGCCGCCAGGCCGAAGCCGCCGGTGATCGCGCGTTGCAGATCCTGCGGCTGTTTGCCCAAAACCGTGGCTGCCTTGCTTTGGACGCTTTGCCCACTGGAGTCACCGATTTGGCGCGGTTCCGCAAGCAGATCAGTGCGCTGCGGATGCGCCTGAAGGCGCTGTTTGAGATTGACGATGAGCCGATCTCCTTCGACAAGAAGGCTGGTGAGTACCGCTGCGCCTTTGAGCTTCGACTCAACGAAGACCATGGTTTTCCGACGCCAGCCGGCGCCACCTGGCTCAGCTTTCGCATCGAGGAACGGCGGAATGGGCGCATTGCCGTGGGACTGGTGACCGGCGCGGCGTTTCGAGCCCGCGCTGAGTCTGCCACGACGGAGGTGGCCGAGCGTCAGGAGTGGATTTGGCGGGAATACTCACTCGACGCGCTCGGGCTTGCTCGGGAAGACGGACGCCCTACACCCGAGGGCCGCGTGTTGTTGGAGTGCCTGAAACGCGGCGGCCGGATCGAGCGCTCCCCCGAAGATCCCGCTGTCCTGAAGCTCGGCCGCGCCCTGCGGGACTGGACCGGGCTCGCGGACGATCCGTTTAGCTACGGCGTGGACGCGCACGCCTGGGTCGCCCAGTTCGAGTGCGGTGCCTGCCGCCTTGGCAATTCACAGTAACCCGCTGTCGCACTTCAACCGACGCCAGAGTTCACGCTGCTCGGCCCAGGCCAGATGCAGCGCGATGGCGCGGACCGCCACTTCCGACACCGGCCCCCGCGCGCCCGGCGACGGGCGTAGATAGAGCACCTCGATCTGGATGTCGGGCGCGAGCCAGTTGAGCTTCATGATCTGGCTGATGCGCTCCCGCGTCAGTCCGCCGAAGCGCGCAAGTTCGGCACAGTTGCGGACTTCGCCTTGACGCAGCATCTCCTGAAACTGAACGGCCAGCGCCAGCACTTGGCTGACGCGGGGCGGACGGCCTGCAGCCACGGCAGTCGGCGCCAGTTTCGAAGGATCGGTTGCGACCTGGCGGGTATACGGCTGGCGTTTCGGGCGGAACGTGAACTGCATCTCAAGCGTGTTGCACTGCGTCATTCTGGCAAAGCTCCTTCAAACCACTTGAGCGGAAGCCGAGCGTGACCACGCCGGCCGCGCCATCGTAGCGGACCTCTTCGAGCAAGGATTGGATCAGCTTTGTTTGTTCCCAGCCGGTCATCTGCTCCCACAGCGGGCTGAACTGTTCAAGCGCCCGTTGCACCTTGTTGGCATCGATGCCCGGACCGTCCGCGGCGGACTCGCGCAGGAGGGCACTGCGTTGTTGCTCCAATGTCTCCGCCCGCTGGTGAAGATCGGCCAAACGGTCGAGCGCCTCTTTCGCGGCGGATCCCGGCGTGCTCGCCGTGGTCGCCAGCGCCGCCATCTCGGCCGACACGGTGTTCAACTCGGTATCGAGCTGCGCGATCTGGCGCTGCACCTCGTCCGACCGTGCCTGCGCGTTTCCCGCCAGCTTGCGCAGCACTTCCGCCAGCAGCGCCGGACTGCGGCCGATGGACCGGATCTGCTCGACCACGGCCGCTTCAAGTGCCGGCGCCGACACCGAGCGCGTGGCGCACTGGTTCCAGCCCTGCTGCTGGGCCTTCGAGCAGACGTAGTAGCGATACAGCCGCGCGCCCTTCTTCGTGTAGGTGTGGATCATGCCCGCACCGCAGGTGCCGCAATGCACCAGGCCCTTCAGCAACGCAGTGTACTTGTGGCGCAGCGTCCGGCCGCCTTTCCGCCCGTTGCGCTGCAGCAGTTCTTGCACGCGGTCAAACGTCGCGTCGTCGACAATCCGCTCGTGCTCGCCTTCGACGACTTTGCCTTCGTAATGGACCTTGCCGGCGTAGGCGTAGTTGGTAAGCAGGTTGTAGAGCTTGGACTTCGTAAAGCACGTGCCGCCGACCGGCTTGCCTTCGCGCGTGGTCCAGGCCTTCAGCGTCCAGCCGCGGCGGTTGAGTTCCTCGACCACCGGGATCAGCGCGCCGTAGTCGAGGTAAAGCTGGAAGATCGCGCGCACGCGGCCTGCCTCGGCATCGTTGACGACAAGGCTGCCGCCCTGGGGTGCGACGTTGTAACCCAGGATCAGATTGCCGCCGACGAACTTGCCCTTCCGCCGCGCGGCGCGCATCTTGTCGCGCGTGCGCTCGCTGATCATCTCGCGTTCGAACTGCGCGAAGCTCAGCAGGATGTTCAGCGTCAGGCGGCCGATCGACGCCGTTGTATTGAACTGCTGCGTCACCGAGACGAAGGTCACGCCGTGCTTGTCGAAGACCTCGACGATGCGCGCGAAGTCGAGCAGCGAGCGCGTGAGCCGGTCGACCTTGTAGACGACCACGCAATTCACGACGCCCGCCGCCACATCGGCGAGCAGCCGCTGCAGCGCCGGCCGGTCCATGTTGGCGCCGGTGTAGCCGCCGTCGTCGTAGTGCTGCGGCAGGGCCATCCAGCCCTCGTGGCGCTGGCTCGCGACGTAGGCTTCACCCGCCTCGCGCTGCGCGTCGAGCGTGTTGAAGGCCTGGTCAAGCCCCTCGTCGGTCGACTTCCTCGTGTAGATTGCGCAGCGGATGGTCGAGATGTCTGACGCCACTCCGCGCGGCTCGGTCGCCGCATGCTTAGCTGACAAGGCGTTCCTCCTTCCGCGCGAGCCCGAAGAACGCCCAGCCGTTCCACTTGGTGCCCGTGATTTCCTGTGCGACCGCGCTCAGCGAGCCGTACTTGCGACCCGCGTATTCGAAGCCCTGCTCGAGCACTCGCACGACTTCGGTTTTGCCGCGGTAATCCTTGATGAGGAGGCTCCCCGGCAAGGGCAGCCGCGCATCGTGATCGGGCGCGACCTGAACGGTCACCGCGCGATCAATCGGAATCTCTTTCTTGCGCCGTGCCACGTTGTCGCCGATCCGCACGCGCAGCGCCGAGTTGCGAGCCAATTCCAGAGCGTACTGGCGCGCGCTGTCCGGCAGCCCACCCTCCTTTCTGGCCTGGAGATGCCAGGCGATCTTGCGGCGCAAGTGGCCAGCATTGAGCGTCACCGGCGCGCCAGGGAACATCTCGCGATGCAACTCCTGCAGGCGCTCCAGGCTGGCCTTCGCCAGGTCGTTCAAATCGGTCTCTATCGGTGTCTTGGGATTCATCCGTATCTGCCGTCTCCGTCTGTCAACTACTGACCATGACGGCTCGAAGCGCCCGCCTTATCAAGTGGTTCCCGCGCCGGATTCATGGCTGTGACGATCGCTTCACGCTGCTCCGCCGCGTAGCGTTCATACGCCAGCGCCAGCAGTGTCACGATGTTGCGCACAGCCTCGTCGGTGATCGTGTCTTCGGTTTGCATCGGCGCCCCCATTCGGATGTGCCGAAGTGCCGAATGCGGGTGCCGGGCAGACTCAGGTGCGCGCTCTCGCGTGGCTGCCCGAGTCCCATCCGGCACCCACAACGAGCCCCGCATTCCGGCGCACCCGCTGTCTGGTCATCAGGAGCGTAATCGCGCCCCTGTAAATCTATACTCGCGGAGGTTCGAAATCAGAAAGGGTGGAGGCCACGTCTGACAGAAAATGGACGAACGGGGCGGATGAATGCAGACGGGCTGATGCATCTATGAGGCTCCCTCTCGCCACCAGCAGCGCTGATCCCGCCGGGTGACACTTCGCCTTAGCACTGCCACCGTACTCCCAGCATGCGACGGAAGGAGTTCATTGAGCGGCACCTCTCGGGACCTCGACTCTCATTCGTTAGGACTGTCGTCCTTCGACATCGCCCACGTATGAAGTCTCAGCATCTGACGCTAGCTCCACCAATGTCGACCGTAACGCCGCACGTCGCCCCGCCTACGAGGCGTCCGACTTGCTATTTGCTGATACGGGAAGAGTCCCGTTGACTTTGGAACGCGCTGGGTTGCAGTCGTTGAGGAGCAAGCATGGTTGCGCACTCCGGGCGGTTCATCTCGTTCGTCTGCGGCCTTCAATGGTACCAGGCGCCGGACCCGGATCTCGGCCACGTGTAGCGGCAGGATGGGCGCCCAGCATGGTCGACCTGAAGGGCAATTTGTCGAGCGTAATGTCATCCCAAAACAAGATCCTGCTGACGTGTTGTATGATCAAAGCCGGGCTCAGTAGACGCCAATGGGATCTGTTCCCGGTATAAAGATCAATTTCCTTACTCTCCAGAGCCAAAGCGTAGACGTTACGGTTTGGCGTAAGATGATTGCGCCGTCTGAAGCCAAACCCCAGGATGCACTCTGCTATACCCTCCCCTTAGCGCAAAATTCAGAGGAGCGTGCGTCTTACCTGATCAGTCTGACTGAACAGCCGGGCTACTTGCCCTGGGCCTTCCGCGAAGGGCAAAATCGGCAGTTCGCGCTCCGCTATATCTTCGAAGTGCTGGCAGCCGCAGCCGAGAAGTACTTCACGGGAAACTGCAGGATTCACCGGGGATTCCAGCGCGCGGTGTCCATCGTCATCAAACGCACCCCATACGGAAACCGCGAAATTTGGCTGGAGCCGTACTTCCTGGCAGCTAAGCGTCAGTATGGCCTCCTTATTGACTTCCACTTCTGGAAGAAGCCAGAGGCGACACCTCTCCGGGAAGTCCAACGGCTGAGCCTCGGGTTGGACGAACACTACCGCAGCAACCGAAACGCATATATCGACCGTGAGAAGATCATCGGGGACTTCATCAACGGCCCGCTTGCGTCATTCCTGCCCATTCATCATCCAGGTGCTACCGAACCGCTGGATGTGCATAGGAAGCTCACCTCCGTCGATGTCGAGCAGTTACAGCCAAAATTATTTGTCCTTTCTCATGATGCAGTGGACGAATCACAGTGGAAAGGGCTCGAACGGTTTGGTCCTTTGGAGGAAGTCAAGGGTAAACCGCTCGGCTGTATCATGTTCTTCCAGAAGGAACACCGCCCGCTGGCAGAAGATCTCTATCGAGGATTGATGGGCAAGGCGTCGGGTGTCGCGTTCAAAGGAATGCCGGCGGTATTCGGCTTGAGTTTTGATAAGTACTTCAGTGTAGTGCCACAGCAGTGGACGTTGGACGAATTGGCGGCTGCGGTGGCTCAGATAGCACAAATCAAGCGCGACAATCCCAGCATGAACCTGATTGTGCTCATGGTTGAGGACATCAAGAACGAAAAGATCTATTTTGAAGCAAAGTATCGACTTCTTTCCTATGCGATCCCGCTACAAGTGATCTCGGCGCAGTTGATCCAGCGACGCGATCAGTTCAAATGGTCGGTTAGTAACATCGCCCTACAGATATTCACCAAGCTTGGTGGCATTCCGTGGAAGGTGTGCCCTGCTTACGACAATTGCCTTATCATCGGCATCGGCCAGGCACATCGGATGGGCGTCGCCGGAATTCAGAAGTATTTCGCCTATTGCGTTGCAACTGATTCTTCCGGACTTTACAAGAAGATAGCTGTTCTCAGCCACACGAATTCAAGGACTGACTATATTGCTGATCTCAAGCGTTCGTTGGTGAGGGAGATGCTCACGACGAATTCTTCGTCTTACACGCATTGCGTGCTGCACGTGCCATTCAAGCTGAAAAATGATGAGCTTAAAGCTTTAGAAGAAGCGGTTCAGGCGGCCTCAAACACTGCCAAATCGGTCAAGTTCGCAGTGCTCAAGATTAATGACGAGCATCGCTTCTTTGGGTATGCAGCCAACAATAGCCGGGTGCCGATTGAAGGCACGATCGCCCGTCTGAGTGCAAGGAGTATGCTGCTCTGGTTTGAGGGCCTGAAATCTTCATCCGACGTGGTTAGCAAGCGCATAGCTGGGCCAGTTCACCTGGAGTTTCTCTGGCCCCAAACCGAGCTGGATTACCAAGAGCAGAATCGGTATCTCCAAGACCTTTTCAATCTTTCAGGCACGAACTGGCGGGGCTTCAACGCGCGCAGCACACCAATCAGCACGTACTACTGCCGCCTGATTGCGAAATTCCTCGCAGCCTTCCCCGACCAGTTGCCGAGACTCGAGGCTACGGGGCACCCATGGTTTCTGTAATATCGGAGCGGTCAGCCTATGCGTGAGGGTGATCTCATTATTCTGCTTGGCGCTGGAACCAGCGTCGAGGCCGGTATCCCGCACTCCAGCGAGATGGTCAATAAGGTTGAGGGGTTGCTACAGCACGACGATGCTTGGAAAAAGTATCGAGAACTGTACCAGTTTATCAAGGCGAGCCTGATAAGCGCGGACGTGATGAAGAGCAAGAACAGTAATCGGCCGGATATTGAAAGGATCGTTAATACTCTATCGGAGTTGGAGAAAAATACTGACTGCACGCTTTACCCATTCATTAGCGGCTGGCACCAGCATTTCTACGATTTGGCTGGTAGAGACTTCGAGAATATTAAATCTTTTCGGCGGCTGATTGTTAAGCAGCTCAGAGATTGGATCGCCATCAATAGTTATGCTCAATCCCTGTACTATGAAGGGCTTTTCCGGCTACGCGACGAGCTGAAGTTTGCTATTCGTATATTCAGCCTTAATTACGACTTGTGTGTTGAGCAAAATGCACACGACCGCCCGTTGGAGATGGGTTTCGACAGCGAGACGGAATCATGGGATTTTAGGCGCTTTGAGGCGCGGGAAGAGGTGCCGACGCATGTCTATCTCTACAAGTTACATGGAAGCATCACGTGGTACCGGGACCGGCAGGAGGGAAATATCTTAAAGCTCTCGGCAACGCCACACGCGGATCCGGACCTGATATTCGGGACCGATTACAAAATGCAGTACATCGATCCGTACCTGTTTTACGCTTATGAACTCCGCCGCTACAGCCTAGAAGCTAAAATCATCCTCGCCATCGGATATAGCTTCCGCGACGAACACATCAACGGCATCATCACGCAAGCGCTACGGCATGACCGAAGCAGGGTCCTCGTGGCGGTCTCGCCGAACGCTTCAACGTCGATCAAGGTTTTGGGCCAGGACGGTGGGCCGCAGTATAAGTCGCGTGATGTTGCGGCTGCCCCCTTCCTAAGCGGGGTCACGATAGCGGAGCTAGAGCAACTGGCCGGGATTCAGAGGGAAGAAACGCCGTTGTCCGAGACAGTTTGA